AAAAAATGGACTATAAAAAACGGAATCAAACAAACAGTAACACGTTTCGACGCTATCAAAAAACAAATATTCACACCTATTACATGTCCTAACTGCAATAAACCAATGACAAAAGGTCATTTTGATAAATATATGTTTAAAATACACCAGAAATGTTCTGATTGTGTAATTGATTATGAAACTAAACTAAAGGTTAGAGGCGAATACAAGGAATATGAACAAAACATGATTAAACAGGGCGTTGCATACCATATCAAAGAAATGGAAAACGTGTTGCTAGAATTACTCATGGGTCAATCTGGCGAATCATACGTTACTGAAGCGGGTGACATTGAAGAATGGAAAGGTAAAAGTCTTGACAATCAATTTATACAAGATATACAAGAATACATCCAAAAACTCAAGGATGCCATGAATGCATAATATTTATTGGTAATAATTTACACAATAATTCTTAAATATTATGGATAGTAACATTTGGTCAGTATTAATCACAGCAATAACAGTTTTGGGTGGTACTACAGCTTTCCGCTATTATGAGAAAAGAGCAATGAATAGAGAACGTGATGATGATTTTATTCGTCACGACTGCAAAGATCGTATCTCTAAATTAGAAGCATTATTAGAAGCATCTTCTAGAGAAAAAGATGATTTACGTAACTTAGTGTTGAAATTAACATCAGAAGTAGCAGAACTACGTGTTAAAGTTGATTTTTTATCTACTGAAAACGCTAAATTAAAAAAGTAATGTTTAACATGATTAAACTAATTAATTTATTATATGAAATTAATGAAGGAACCTGTGGTTACAACATAGATGCTAATACTAACAAAAAACTAAATACACCAGGTGGTTTAGAAGAGGCAGATCCTAAAACAGGCACTGGTAAAAAACCTAAAGGATCCAGTCGTCGCTTATACACAGATGAAAATCCAAAAGATACTGTATCTATTAAATTTAAAACTAAAGAAGATATCGTTGATACATTAAATAAAGATTCATTTAAAGCTAAACCACATGCTCGTAAATCTCAGATTATTAATTTAATTCATCAACGTGTTAGAGCAGCATATGGTAAAGCTAAAGATCCTGAAGTTAAAAAACGTTTGAAACGTGCTTTAGATTACATTGAAGCGCGTAAAGAAACATCTAAAAGAAAAACTAAAACTTTAAATAAAGAAACAGCAGATCCTCAATCCGGCAAAGCAGCACCATATGGTTCCGGATATGCTCCTATACAACAGAACGAAGACATATTAAATGAAAAATGCTGGCCTGGATATACTAAAAAAGGAATGAAAACAATGTTTGGTAAAAAATATCCTAATTGTGTAAAAAAATAAAAAATAATGATTAAATTAACTGATATACTAAACGAAGTAAAAGAAACATTTGAAAATTTTGCTGTTACCCGTGGTAAAGGTGCTGCTAAAATAGCATCAACTGCTGAAGAAAAAGGTGGATTAGCATTATTAACGTGGCATCATTTCAAAGTAAAAGCTCCGTATTATAAAAAAGCCGAAGAAGGTAAATTTGATAAAGAAGCAGCTATAAAAGAATTTGAAAAAACACTAAAAAGCATATCATTAAATATGACTCAAATTGAATTTCAACGTGAAGTGGGTCGTATGGAAGTATTAGGCGAATTAATAATTCGAGATAAAAAATAATATGTTAAATGAAAATATACCATATTTTAAGTGTCTTATAAAAGAATCGTATTTTACTAAAAATCCTAAAGATTCTAATAAGTATCATAACGCTTATGCTTTTGGTATACAATCAATAATGGGTAAAATACTTACATTTCATATCATGACTGATTATGGAATGTTAAGATCTAGAGTACCAATATCTGAAATTTATCTACAAGAACCTAAAAAAGATTTGCCATTTTACTACAAACAATTATGGGATTGTTTTGATAATGACGCGACAATAATAACTTATAGTTATTTAAAAGAAAAGAAATGTAAGGTTATATTAAGAGATAAAACATATGTTTGGGCTACATATTTATTTACAATAGACTGGCAAAATAACCCATACTCAGACGAACCTACTGACTACAAATGTGGACATGTATTAGCGGCTGATGATGGATATTTAATGTGTATGCCAAATAATAGAATATTTTGGAAAGACTCTAATTGGATAACTAAAGAATTTCCAATAGAACCTAAAACTATAAAGGTAGATACAGAATTATTAGCTGTAGAATCAGTAGCAGATAGATGGGTATCTGAAGATACAGATTCTTTTTATTATGATATTAAAGAAATTAACAATGATAAAATTATCAAAACTATTAAATGAGAATGAAGTGGATTATTATGTAGACAGAGATGGAAATCAATTCCAAACTGTCGATGTAAATTATCTACAATACCCGGGCCTAGTAATGGTGAAATATGATGACGGGGAACCAGTGGAATACAAAGGTAATTTTGAAGCAGATTTAAAATCAGGTATGATTGAACGTTTAAAAAGTGAAATTGATGAAGCCTTCTTCATTGGTGAAGATGACATAGAGGAATATGATGTTGTAAATGAACAAGACATTAAAGAATTTATTGAGTTCATGCGTGAATATCAACAACAACTAAACGAGGCGGATTGTGATTGTTTATTAGAAGCCAAGTATCAAGGTCGTACTGTACCACTAGGTAAACCAATGAGAGGTGACAGTAAGAAATTTAAAGTATATGTTAAAAACCCTAAAACTGGTAAAGTTGTTAAAGTAAACTTCGGTGCTAAGGGAATGAATATAAAAAAGAACAATCCTGTAAGACGCAAAGCATTTAGAGCAAGACACAATTGTGCTAACCCAGGACCACGTACTAAAGCTAGATACTGGTCTTGTAGAAAATGGTAAATCATGATTAAACTAACAGACATATTACTTGAAATGATGCTTGAGAAAAAAGCAGATCGTTGTAAGCGAATTGCTGATCGCAAATATGATAAACCATCTGCCTATAAATCAGGGGCTATTGTACGTTGTCGCAAAGGTAATATATGGAAAGGTATTAAAGAAGATCAAATAAATGAATTAGGTGAAGGTGATTATCGTTACGAAGATATTTTAAAGTTTTTTGATACAGCAGATAAAACAAAACAAAATAATATCTTAAATACAATTAATAATAATAAGCAATATAGTAATGATGAAAATATTAAAGATAGAGATGATTTAGAAAATTACATGAAGCAGTGGGAAAAAGAATATGCATCAGAAATATATAATGAATTATTTATTAACGAAGCAAAAAAAGAAACTCTCCGCACTTGGTTTAAACGCAAAGGCGCTCCTGGTAAAACAGGTGGATGGGTTGATTGTAATACATGTCGCGAAGTAGATGGTAAAACCAAATGCAAACCTTGCGGCAGACAAAAAGGCGAAAAACGAGCAAAATACCCATCATGTCGCCCAACAGTATCAGCATGTAAGCAACCAGGTAAAGGTAAAAAATGGGGTAAAACAAAATGATCAAATTAATTGACATATTAAAAGAGGGCGCTTATGATTCTATGACTAGAAAAATAGTCACTGATATCATGAGAGAATGGAAAGACCAATATATGAACGAACCAGGTGATTTGATATTTGATACTGATTATAATTTAACAGACGCTAAAGGTCGTAATTTTGAATTTGAATTATATGCTGTCCTAAGAGTAAAAAAATCACCAGGACAAAAATATATTGTTGATGGTGGTGTTGATCAATTAGAAGACCCTCCATATATGATAATTACATTTCAGGTTGATCCAAGAGATTTACCTCAAAAGTGGGAAGATATATACTTTGATCTAATTGATGTTATTAGACATGAATTAGAACACTTTACTCAAGAAGGTATAAATGTTATTCCTTCTAAAGAAATGAATGATGATGAAATATTACGTGGTTTAATTAAGATGAAATTGGCTCCAAATACTGAATATTTTAAATTAGAAAAAGAGGTAGATGCTATGTTACAAGGTATGTATTTAAAAGCTAAAAAAACACGTACACCATTTAAAGATGTAATTAACGATTATTTTAATAAAGTAGGATTAAGAAAACAAGAAAGACAAGACATATTAGATGTGTGGTCTACTAGACTAAGAGCATTAAATTTACCCCCAATACAATGAGAGCAATAGATAAATTCATATTACATGTAGTACATAACATTTTCCCTTTGAATGAATATTCTGAGGGTGAATTAAAACGTTTAATGGCTCAATTTAGAGAAGAGGCGGACGATTTAAATATAAACATCAGTGATGATACATTAAAAACATATATCCAACGTTTTGATGCTATTAAAAACTCACCTAAAATACCAGAAAAAGATTTACGTAAATATAGCTTATCTAAACTAATAAAATTAGTTACATCATCCGCAGGAGCAGAAGCACCAGATGATGAAGAAGATCAAACACCAGATGTTGTATACCAAGATGGTGGTAAGACAATATGGAATGGTTCTAAAGAAGGTAATTGTATTACATATGGTGCTGGTGAAAAATGGTGTATAACTAGAGGATCATTTGGTAATTATCGTTATGATTCATCTAAAGGTTATCCAACATTCTATTTAGCTAAAAATGCTAATATGTCAGATAGCGATAAATTAAGTTTTGTTGCTATTCAAGTTAGAGACGTAGAGGATGAAAATAAAAAATATGTTTATACTAATAGACAAAATTCACCATACGAATCATCTCCAATGTCTTTTAGTAAATTATCATCTGAAATACCTTGGTTAAATGATATTCCAAATATTAGAGGTATATTACGTTATATTCCTTTATCTAATCAAGAAAAAGTAACTCAAAAATATAAAAGAGATTCAATTAGTATTAGAGAATGGAATAAATTACCATTTAATGTTAAAAAACAATATTTGGTTATTAAGAAAAATAGTACATTATTTAATGATATTACTAACGATGTATTCGTATCTGATGTTTTACCACAATATCCCCAAATAGCGGAATTTATTGCAGTTACTCCTGGTATTGTAAAACCAGAACTTTTATTAAGAAATTTAGGCAAATTTAATAATCAAGATAGAAAATCTATAACAGCTAATTTACATGATAAAGTTGATTTAAAATGGCTTCCTTCTGAATTATTTCCATTTGATGTTAGGAAACTATTAACAGTATTAGATAAATGGAATCTTCCCGTTACTGATAGAATGTATGTTACAAAAAACGGTGAAGCTATAGTTAGATTAAAATTTGGAGATGACATATCTGTAGGCGTATATACAGCAGAAGACGATTATCCAAACATCAAATTAAATCAACGTACAGCAAAATATCTACTTGATTACCCAGAACTAGATAAATTACCATTTAATGGCTTACTTAAACTAGCTACTGATGGTATTGTAAATAAAGAATTTATTGATAAAGTTATTGATAAAGCTAAATCAGAAGAAAATTCAGCTATTATAGTTAAGAAAGTAGAAGATGGTGAAATATTAGTTGATGCTAATTCATTTTCATCATATAAAATAAAAGATGGCAAAATAACCAAAGTACCATTTACTGATGAAGATGTACAAGCAGTATTAAGTGCTGAAAAAGATAATACATCCTTCCAACAAGGTGTTGTTAATATAGTTAAACAATCAGCAGATACCTATGAAAATCTCCCCCCAACTATTGATAAAGATGCTTTTGTATCTATTATAAAATCAACTCCATATGATAATAGAACATTTTTTTCTCGTAATATAACTGGAGAACAAGTAATTCTTGTACCTGATGGAGAAAGTGAATATACTTTATTTACAAGAACAATAGGAAGTCAAGGATTATATAATTTCAATGCATTAATGGATTATGGAAGAAGGGGTGATTGGAGAGATAGAGATACTAATGATAGTATGGATGAAGGAGCATGGAGATCTTATTTTAATTATTTAAGAAATGAAAATATAGTTTATGAAGGAAATCAATTACAACAATGGTTTAGAGGAGGATATGCTGTAGATGCTAAAAGGGCGTGGTTTAGAGCACAACCACCAATGTCTCCAACAGATCGATATGCCGTAGTAATAGGACCAAATGATGTTAATTATGTAGTAAATAAAGCTAACCCAAGAGAATCACTTAAATTATCTGATTCAGGTAAATTAGTTAAAGCAAATATTCCTGTAGGAATGGCTCGTCAATTAACAGGTGCCACACCAGATGCCGCTACACCAGTAGCAGCCGCTGCTGCTACAGGTAGAAGAGGTAGACCAGCAGGTGTAGCTAATGCTCCACGTGCCGCGGCACCAGCAGCAGGAGGTGGTGATATAGGTGTAGCTGAAGTGATGGATGAAACGGGATTAACTAATGCTTTTATGCGTTTACCACGTGCTGATTATAGACGATTAAATGTAGATAATGCAACACGTGTTGCTCCAAATGGTGATAGAGGTGCTGCACGTCGTAACAATCAATTAGGAGGAGCAGGTAGTGTAGGTCGAGTTATCAGTGTTGGTCCTAGTAAAATATATATTATTCGTTTAGCAAATCAACAAATAATTGCATCTATTAATATACAACCCGGTAATAGAAATTATATATTACTACCAGATGGTACAGCGGTAACATTAAATTCACCATCTGACTTAATGCAGGCACTACAACGTCGTAATTTAGCTGAAGTACGTAATTATTTAGTACGTGAATACGTTGCTAATAATCCACAACATTTAGATGAAGTACGTGAATTGATAAGACAACACGTTAATGAAACCACAAATCAATAATATTTATACATATAAACATAAAAAACAATGAACCAATTCGCATTACGTCTATTCGTACGTAGCTTAATAAATGAAGCTAAAGAAACTAAAGATAAAGAACCAAAGAAAACAGTAAAAAAAGAAGCTGAAGAAAAAGCTCCTAAAAGCTCTGGCAAATTAGTTGATCTTAAAAAAGAATTAGCTGCTCTTAAGCAATATAAAGATGAATTAATGGTTGCTAAATTTGCTGAAAAAACAGCTGAAACTGAAGTTGAATTTGCTAATTTAGCTAAATTTGCTAAAGAATTAGATAAACTTAAAGCGGGTGGTGTTGCATTAGAAGCGAGTATTGATGAACAAATCAAAACCCTTGAAGATAAAATCTCAGCTGAGAAAGATAAGATTAAAGAAATGATGGGTTTAGTTCCTGAAGCTGGACAAAAGGAAATGGTAGATGAAAAAAAGAAAATGACATCTGCTCAAAAAAATAAAAAAGAAGATATCGTTAAAGGTATGAAAAAATCAGGTAGCTTTGGTAAGTCTAAAGAAGATAAAAGTGAAATGTATGCAACAGCTACTAAGTTAGCTACTAAAAAGAAATAATAATGGAAAACGAAATAATAGGTCAATTCATATCAACTTTGTTTGCATCACGCACACAAGCTCATGTATTCCATCTTCAGACACCATCATTTGCTGCTCATAAAGCATTGAATGATTATTACGATGAAATCGTAGGCATAACTGATGGAATAGCAGAATCATATCAAGGTAAATATGGTATTATTACTGGATATGGTAATATTGCATTACAAGAATACCAAAGCTGTGAAGCAATAATTATGTTTTTTGAAACGCTTTGTATGTATGTTGAAAAAAGTAGACAAATGCTTCCACAAGATTCATACCTTCAAAACCAAATTGATGAAATTGTTGCTTTAATTAAATCTACAATATATAAATTACGCTTTTTAAAATGATAAAATTACTTGATATATTAAACGAAGGTCCACAAATTGGTAAACGTCCTGTAAGAACATATAAACTTGTTCAAGGAAAAGAAGCTGAATTAGATAAAATAAAAAATTCTAAAGTAGTAGATTATATTAAAAAGAATCCTGAAAATATAAATATAGAAGATTTAGCTAAATTTCTTTCTGTACGAGAGCAAGTTGCTTTACAATTTATAAATGCCCTAAAACAAGTAGGAGCTTTAGTATCAAAAGATGGTACTACTAGTAAACCTATGAGTAGTGATGATGTTGATGATTTATTTAAAGAAGCTACATTCACTAGTAAGTATGATGATAGTCCTAAATTAAAAGGTAAACAAACTAAATTACCTGATGAATTACAAGCTAAACTTGTTAAAGAAGGTGATGATCACGAAGTGGCAATGGCACAAGCTAGTTTAAAATCAATTATTAAATCAGCTGCTCAACTAATGAATAAATTAGGAATGATGGAGCGTGATATACCAGGTTGGATTCAAGACCATATTACAAATGCTGAAAACTATATTGACCAAGCTGCTCAAGGTTTTCATGAATTAAATCATAATGAAATGAATGAACAATTAAAAAGATTACAAGAATTAGCTAATGTTAAAGAAGCATTTTCTAATAAAGATGAGAGTGTATATCAAGATTTTATAAAACTTGATGGGGAATCAAAACTTAAATTCTTTGGTAAAATTAGAGATTGGTATAAGACAGCGAGTGACCCTGCAGTTAAAGCAGGATTACCAAAACAAAAAATAGTAGGGGCTATTAATAGCTTTATGGACGAGTATGGTTCTTATGTTAAAAAAGGAGAAGATGAAGGAGATAAATATGATTTCTCGTAATAAAATAAACAACAATAATAACAATGACTAAAAACGAATTAAAAAAACTTATCAGAGAAATGTTAAGTGAAGAAGTAGAATCTACTCAATCTCGTTATGCTCATATGAGACCATTTAAATTGGAAATTGCCAAGATAATATCTCAGCTTGGAGCACTTAATGATAAAATTGAAGAAAAGGGTCCTTTAAGTGAAGAAATCGTAGATGCATTAGAAGCATTAGGTGAGCTTATTTCAAATATCAATACTGGCCGTTAGAATATAATGAATAAACAATTAATATTAGAAAAATACATTAAGGTAGCTGTTAAAAAAGCTCTTAAAGAGCAAGAAGAACAACAGCGAAAAGCAGAGAAGGCGATGTACATGGTATATCGCTTTCCTGGGCTAAAAAAGTTAATGGAAGAATTGATGTCTCCAGCTTTTGGCCGTTACGTTAATGGTATTAACATTATTGCTCCAAAACCAACAACATTTAAAGTTGATTTGATTAATGGACAAGATTTTAGTATTAAATACATTGGTAGAGGTAATTTTAATGTTAAGATAGCAGGTAAAAAGTATGATCCACTTAATTTAGGTGAATTAGAAAGAGCTTCACAAGGAATAGCTGATTTATTAGAATTAAACTATGCACCTAAAGAAGGTGCTGAAAGTATACCATCAGGAGGAGCAGAAACTCCACCATCTGAATCTCCAGCAGCATCAGGAGCTGAATTAGGTCCTGAATTAGCAGCAGCTGGTCCTGAAACTACAGCACCTGCAGCAGGAGCTGAAACTACCCCACCAGCAGAAGAAGAAACCCCACCAGCAGAAGCATAATATGAATGTTATAGATAAAATATTACTAGAGTGGTCATACCGTTGCCACGATGGAATCGTTGATATGAACGATCCTAAAAAGAAAGCTATATTAGATCAAATATTAAAAGAAAATAATATAGAAGAAATAGAATTACTTAATGAGAATGATGAAACTTATGATAAAGTAATTAAAAATGCTTTAAAAGTAGAAGATATTCCTCGAGTACAAGGTCAATATAATTTAGGAACAGATACTAATATTAATGGAGAAGACGCAGAAATATTTAAAAAATTATACCCAGTAGCTCCTCCTAAAAAAGGTAAAGAAATAGACTCAGCTGGATCTAAAGGTACAGGTAATGGAGAAATAGCTATGTATTGGTTATTTGCTCATCAAGAAGGACATACAGCTCAAGGTACACAAGGTGGTGGTAAGCCGGATTTAGAAATAGATGGTAAAGGTGTTGAAGTAAAAGCATATGACTCTAATCGTATAACATTGGGTAGATTTGGATCAGATAAAGCTAATATTGATTTATTAAACACTTTATTTGGACTAGATACTTTAGTATCCAGTATAGAAAAAACTGGAGATAAAGATAAACGAGCTAGTTCTTTAAATTTTTCAAAATCAGATATAGTTCGTGCTTTTAATACTTTAGTTGATTTCAGCGATAATGAAGAACTTAGAGGATTAGCATCAAAATATCCTTTAATTGGAAATATATATTCTAAAATAGATGCTCTTAATCAACAAATAGGATTAAAAAAGGGGTCTTCATCTGAAGAATATGCTGGTGCTTTGGTAAAACGTATGTTATTAAGAAAATTTGGAGAAAAACCAGGGTTTGGTGGTTACATTGTTAATGTAAGTGAAAATGGAAATTTGAAATATATTCAAATAACCGAAGAAAAGATTAAAAATATAAGTAATGAAGATATACTAGAAAATACCTTCATAAATCAAGGATCAATTATAATCAACCCAGAAGGATTATTAAAATAGTTATTTATGAGACAAATGCAAAATAATTTTAGACGATCAATAGCAATTAATCAAGCTTTAGAAGCAGCAAAACAGCCATCATCTAAAATAATAAAAACAAAAACAACAATAGAACCTCCTGTAGCTGAACAACCACAACCAATAGTTGAATCAAAACCAGAACCTATTGTTGAACAACCTAAAGTTGAACAACAACCAACTATTGAACAACAACCTAAGGTTGAAGAATTTAAACCAAAACAACAACAACAACAAAACAGATTACCTAATTTAGGTAAATAACATATAGACAGATTCATAGCCTGTCGACTAATAAACAATATTAAGCAGCTGTGGCGCACCCAAAAGGTGCGCTCTCTCTTTGCTTGTCAAAATAAAAATTTTATATTTAATTATATGCAAAAGAAAATCGTAATCGTAGGCGCCGGTGTAGCGGGCATAAACGCTGCAACTAAATTAGTAGATAACGGCTATGATGGTAGCTTAATCACTATTATAGACAAAGGTAATGACCCACATAACCGCTTACCTGAAGAGGTAATGACAGGTATGTTAGGTGCTGGTGGATGGAGTGATGGTAAATTAACATACCACACAGCAATCGGTGGTCAACTATCTAAGTATTGTGGTGAGGATAAAGCAATGGAATTGATGGATCAAGTTATTAGTAACTTCAGACGCTTTCACCCTAAACCAGAAGAAATATTCTGTTCTGATCCAGTAGCTGAACCAGACTTTATTAAACCATACTTTGGATTACGTTTGTTTCCTGTATGGCATATTGGTAGTAATTATTTACACGAGATTGCTAAAGCATGGTATCAATATTTAGTTGATAAGGGTGTTAGGTTTGCTTGGAATACTGAGATAGATGAAATTGACTTTAAAGGACAAATGGTGATAGGTAAACAAGGTAAAACAGCAATGTTACCATATGATAATTTAATATTCGCAGTAGGTAAATCAGGTATTGACTTTGCACAACAATTATCAGACGACTATAAATTACCAACTGAACCTAAATCAGTTCAAATAGGTGTTCGATTTGAAGCACCACAAAAATATTTTCAAAAATTAATAGATATTTCTTATGACTTCAAATTATATCAGAAATATGAAAATGTTTCTTTACGTAGCTTTTGTACTAATAACAATGCCGCTTACGTGGCCGTGGAGGAAACGTACGGCGATGTTACGTACAACGGCCATGCGAAAAAGGGCGAACAATACAGAAACGATATGACCAATTTTGGTATATTGATGGAAATTAAAGGTATTGAAGATCCATTTAAATGGTCTAGAAATGTAGTAAACAACATTCAGAGAAATGGAAAAGGATTGTATTACTCACCAAGTCGTAAACCATCAAATACATCAGAAGGAAATAATATTTCTTGTCACCAAGTAGATAATTGTTTGGTGTTTAAAGGAGAAATGGGAGAATATGCAGATTATATTCTTACCTTTATTGATAATATGAACGAAGTATTCAACTTTGGTGATGATTGGGGTATGTATATTCCTGAAGTAAAGTACCTATCACCAGAACCACTAGTAAACTATACTAATTTAGCATTAACTGATTATCCAAATGTATATTTTGTTGGTGATGCATTAAGTGCTCGTGGTATTACTGTATCAGGTGCACATGGAATTTATGTTGCTGAATATTTATTGACAAACGTAACTAATGACTAAACAACAATTACGCGAGGCTATCCGTCGCATTATTAGACAAGAATTAAACGAAAATGCTCCTGCAGAAACAAAACCAAAACCAGGAGTTAAAGAAAAAGAACCGCCTGCAGAAAAACCAGGTAAACGCCGTGAATTTGTTCCAAAACCAGGAGCTGATCCAAGACCAAAAGCTAAAACTAAAGTAACTATGGAAGAAGCTAGTAAACTTAAAGATATTATTCAACGCTTTAAATCTAAGAAATAATGGCTCGTTTATTAGAAGTAGAATACGAAAAAATATTCTCCCCTAAAACAATGGCTGGTTTAAAAGGTAAATCAGGTGAATCTTTACGCTCAATGCTTGGTAATAAATCATTAATGCAAACAATGATGAAATCTCAAGAAGTATTAGATGAAATTATTGATGCTGAAGAAGGATATCGTGATGAATTAGAAATGGTAGCTGCTCAAATGGTAACTGATGCCTACCCAATTATTGACTATGCTAATATCAGAATTGATGCTAAAATAGTTGGTATGGGTGATATGAATATTCAGGAACCCCCACCAAATGAAGATCCAACATCTCCTGATTTTGGTGAAGATGATCCTGAAAAACTAAAAGCAAAACGCCGTATTATTAATGGTATAACCCAAGGTGCTTCAATTAGAGGGGCATTTGGATTTATGCTATTTAAAGAATATCTAGATAACATTAACCCAGCATTAGTAGAAAAATATAATGAAATACTTAAATTAGCATTTGGTATTTATGATGACGAAAATGCAATTGCAATGATGTTAGCAGCATTGGCTCAAGGTCAAAAAATGCAAGGTGGCGAAAGTGAAATGGAATATGATGAAGAAAATAGCCAGTTTGTTATTAAAGCAAAAGCAATTTGCTTTCCAATGCTCGTACATGAAATTGTAAAAGGATTGTATGAAATTGTTGGTACACAAGGATTTGGAATGGATGCTGAAAAAAATAAAGCTATTATAGGTGCTGTAGATAAATTATCTAACGAACCAAATGATTTACGTTTTGGTAAGTTTTTATATGATGCTATTAATAAGTTATACGCTGAAAGCGATATTGATGATGCACGTGTTCGTGAATTATTTTTTGCAGCCTTATATAAATTAGAAGACGATGAATTTTTCCCATTTGTAGAAAATGCTGTTAATGATGAATTAACTACATCACAAAAACAATGGGCTATAGGTGAAATGAAAGATATTGAAAAAGATCTAAGAAAAGACGATACTGGTTTAGAAGATTTAGATTAGTCAAAATAACTTTCATACCTTTAAAATAAAAACGTATGAAAGAAACACTAGAAACACAAAGATTAGTACAAGCAGACGGAACAGTAGTACATTATGTTCGTATCAACGGAGTAAATAAAATACATAACTGGGATGGAGCTGCACTAATACCACAAGGTAATAAACGTCAAGCAGAATACTATTTATTTGGTATTAAGTATAGCAAAGATCAGTGGTTAGAATTTAAGAAAGGTGTTAATGGTGTACCATTCTATAAAACAGCAGCTGGTAAAGCAGCAGGCGCAAGAGTATAAAATATTAGGGGCTGCAAAGCCCCTTTCTTAATTTAATGTTATGAAAATAGATAAGAAATTTACTCGGGTTTTTGAAAATGATAATTCAACAGAAACATGGTTATATGACCCTAATAAATCAACTAAAGGACCAATTAGTGTTGAAATTAAGTACAAAGCTGGTGCTGAAAAAGCTATGAAACAAGGAGCTAAAGATGCTAAACAAGAGAAGAAAGCAGCACGTCAAATGAAAAAAATCAATAACAAATGAAAATAGGATTATGCGGTACAATTAGTGTAGGTAAGACTACATTAGTAAATGCACTTAAACAACTCGATCAATTTAAAGATTACGAAACAGCAACTGAACGTAGTAAATATCTACGCGATCAAGGTATCAGTTTAAATACTGATTCAACATTAAAAGGTCAAATAGTATTTGCTGCTGAACGTAGTATTGAATTAATGAAGCCAAACATCATTACTGATAGAACAATATATGATGTTTGTGCATTTACATTATCAGCAAAATCAATTGGTTGGTATGACAGACGTAGATTTGTTGAATTAATGATGAATTTACGTGATGAATATGACGTGATTATTTATGTATCACCTGAAGGTGTTGATATTGAAGATAATGGTGTTCGTACAACGGATGCAGAATATCGTAAAAATATAGACATTACCATTCAGGAAATGTTAACTGAATACCCACCTAAAAAATTAATCAATATTAAAGGTTCAACAGAAGAACGCATAAACACTATTATTTCACAACTAATCTAATATTTATGGATATCACACTAAACGAACTAAAAACAATGAAAGTTAAACAACTTCGTAGATTAATACGCGAATCCGTAATGGAGATTTTAAATGAAGATGAAGCTAAATCAAAACAATTAAAAATTCAAGCTGCTAAATTAGATCAACAGTCTGCTACATTAAAAAAACAAGCTGCTGATGAAGAAGTAAAAGATGCTCAACAAGATGCACAAGCTGCTACTAACGAAAATTTGGAAGAAATGGCTCGTATTCCTAAAGGATTTAAATTATCTAATCCAGAAATGAATACAACTACATACACAAAAATGATTAGCGGTACACCATTATCATCAGTTCTAGATTATTTCCGCCAGAACCCAGGAGCTGATGTAAAATCAATCCAAAACCACTTCCAATTTGTTCGTCCACAAATAGCAAACGGATTAGTTAAAGGTTTATTAGATGCAGGTGTATTAGTTAAATTAACTGCAAGTGGTGAAGAAGTAGCTCCTGTAGCACCAGGTGAAGAATCACCAACACAAGCTTCTGAACCAGAAGATTTATTTATGGGTAGTGCTGAAAATCCATTATCAATGTATTTCGATAATGTACCTAATGCTGATGGAGATGAAGATTTTAATGATAGTGAAGAACCAACAACAGGTGAATTAGAACCAGCAGAACCAACAGCTGGTAGTATGAGTGATGAAGATTATGAAGCATTTATGAAATATGATGATTTAAAAAATCGTTTAGATGCTACTAAATCTAATATCTTAAAATCAAAACGTAGTAAAGGTGGTACAGCAGGTGATATTGGTGATAAACCAGGAACTGAATTAGCACGTTTACAAGCATTAAAAACATCATTAGAATCTAGAATAGATAATATTGTAAAAGATTCTCCATACTTACAAAAACGTATTGAAAAATTAACAGGTAAAGCATACGAACCAATTGAGATTGAGCCTGAAGATACAGATACATTAGATGAAGCATATAATACTGAATATGAAAAACGCAAATTACAATTCTATGCTGGAATTATTAAATAAGTATAAAAAACAAATAGCCTACGTTATTGTAGGCTTATTTTTATTATACGGTATTATATGGATTGCAACTCGTAAACCACAAATACCTGCTAATATTAAAGCAACAATTGATTCATTAACTAATATTAATAAACAATTAATAGAACATCAAAAACAAATTGATAGTACTATCCATGTTTATGAAGCTGAAGTTAAACAAGTTGATTATGCTATAGATCATATCAAAGAAAAAACAACAATTATTAAAGAATACTATCACGAACAGAGTCAACAAGTAAATAATTATACTCCTACTGAATTAGATTCATTCTTTAAAGCAAGATACAATTACTAATGAAATATCTATTAACTATACTATTAATATCATTATCATTTATAAGCAAAGCACAACGAATGCCTACATATGATAGTTTAGGTAACGTTACTTACTATACAGAAGATACAATTAAATTGCCATATTCAGTAGCTAAACAAGTAGCTAAAGATTTAGTTAGCGGTGATAGTGCTAAAGCAGTACTTGAATTAACTAAAGAACAACTTATATTAACTGAAAGTAAATTAGTGCTAAAAGATAGTATTATATCTAATCATGTACAGAAAGGTATTATGTATGAAGAGCGTATTAAAAACGAACAACTAAAATTTGAAACACAAGGTAAATGGGTTGATCAATTACGTAAACAAAATAAAAATCTAAAAGTAAAATTAGTATTTACTAAAATAACACTTAGTGCTATTGTTGGTGGATTAACATATCTTTATTTTAAATAATTACAACAAATGAACGAAATTAAAAGAATGCAGCAATTAGCTGGATTAATTAGTGAAGGTCAATTAAATGAAGCTACTTTTGGACCTCATGATAATTTTCAATGGAAATCTACTCCTGCCCATCCTGGGGATATGGTAAGAGATGAAGAAGAGGGAGATTATTTAACTAAAGACGAATTTTGGAGACATAATGTAACAGGATTAGGAGATGGCTCTCACCCAAACCAAGGAAGACAACTACCAGATGGTACTTGGGTATTTTATTGGGATGCTGGAGAAATGAGTGGATTTGTAGAAGGAGAAGATTTTACATATAGTAATAAAGAAAAGGATAATGTATTAGGAGATTTTGATTTTTAAAATAATCGTCCTGCTACCATAGGACTGCCTATCTAGACCATAGGTGCAAGCTCTAATCCCGTAAGGTTAGGGCTTTTTTGATATATTTATATACATGGGTATGTCAACTAAAATATATTTAGTAGAAAATATAGAACCTGGTACTAACAAAGTTTATATAGGTAAAACTAAAAATAACGATAGGTACTATGGTCATCAATCTAAATATGGTTTACAAATACAATATACTATAATAGATGAAATTAATTCATTAAATCATAGTGATTGGGAACCATTAGAAACATATTGGATTGAACAATTTAAACAATGGGGATTTGAGGTAATAAATAAACGCAAAAAAGGTGGAAGTGGTCCAATATCTCATACTACTGAAACAAAACAAAAAATACGCAAAGGTAAAATAGGTCATGAGTGTTACTCTAATATAGAAAGAGGTAATAAAATTAGTAAAGCTTTACAAAATCATTCAAAACATTACACTGAAGAAATAATTCAAAAGATGAAAAAACCAAAACCTAAAGATTTTGGTGAAAGAATAAGTAAAGCTTTAAAAGGTAGATCACGTCCTGATATAAAAGGTAGAGTAAGCCCTAATAAAGGTAAAACAAAGAAAAATGAACAATAACAATAATCAACAGATAAAGGATATAATAAAGCAAGAATATATAAAATGCTTTCAAGATCCAATCCATTTTTTCCGCAAATATTGTTACATCACTCACCCGGTTAAAGGTAGAGTATTATTCCATTTATACCCATTCCAAGAAGACACATTAAGAGAATTTAGAGCAAATCGTTTTTCTATTGTAAATAAATCACGTCAGTTAGGTATCTCTACTCTAGTAGCAGGATACGCTTTATGGACAATGATATTTAATAAAGATAAAACAGTACTTTGTATAGCAACAAAACAAGAAACCGCTAAAGGTATGGTTGAAAAAGTACAATTCATGTATAATAATTTACCAGCTTGGTTACGCGGTAATCAAAAACCAATATCAGATAATAAGTTATCACTCAAACTAGCAAATAACTCTCAAATTGTAGCAACATCAGCTGCATCAGATGCAGGTAGATCTTACGCCGTATCTTTATTATTAATAGATGAGGCTGCGTTTATTGAAGGTATTGATAAAATATATACAAGTATTAAACCAACAATTGCTACGGGTGGAGGAATTATAGCACTATCATCTCCAAATGGTATTGGTAACTGGTTCCATAAAATGTATACTGAAGCTCAAATTGGTAAAAATGACTTTAAAGCAATAGAGTTAAAATGGAATTTACATCCTGATAGAGTAGCACCAATAGATGCAGGGTGGGAAGATCGTGAACGTGCAAATATGTCACCACGTGAATTTGCTCAAGAATATGATTGTGACTTTTTAGGATCAGGTAATTCAGTAATTGAACCAGATAATTTATCATTTTATGAACAAACATATATACAAGAGCCTGTTGAACGTCGGTTCATGGGCGGCGATTTTTGGATTTGGAATTATCCTGATTATAGCCGTAACTATATCATCAGTGCTGACGTTGCTCGTGGAGACGGTTCGGATTACTCAGCGTTTCATGTTATCGATGTCGAATCGTGTGAGCAAGTTGCTGAATATAAATCTCAGATAGGAACAAGGGAATTTGGTCATATGTTAGTATCTGTTGCAACTGAGTATAACAACGCTTTATTAGTCCCTGAAAACGCTAATATCGGTTGGGATGTTATTAATACCATCATCGAGAAAGGTTATCAAAATTTATATTATTCTCCACGCGCTTATGGCGAAATGAATATTGATAAATGGATGGCTAAGATGGACAGTGAACAAACAGTACCCGGATTTACAAACTCTCAAAAAACAAGACCACTTGTTATCTCAAAAATGGAGTCGTATATTAGAGATAGACATTTTATCTTTCGCTCTAAGCGCTTACTAGAGGAATTACGTGTATTCATTTGGAATCATGGTAAAGCACAAGCACAAAACGGATATAATGATGATTTGGTAATGGCTTTAGGAATTGGATTATTTACTAGAGATACTGGTGTTAAATTTCACCAACAAGGTATGGATATAACTAGAAAATCTATTGATAATATATCTAGTACATCTCAAGGTTATACACCAAGGATGCTAAATGGTATACCAAATCCATACCAAATAGATACTCCATATGGTACTGAAGATATTACATGGATACTATAAATGATAAATATTTATTGACATAATAAAACAAAATGGCTGAACAAAATACAGGATTATTTACTCGATTAAAACGTTTATTTAGTACTGATGTAGTAATCAGAAATATAGGCGGTGATCAACTAAGAACAATAGACGTTGATAGAATACAAGCATATGGTAATGTAAAAACCAATGCTCTTATAGATAGATTCACTAAGTTACACAGATATGGCGCTAATATGCCATATAACCCAACGATGAATTATCAAACACTTCGTATTCAGTTATATACTGACTATGAAGCAATGGATACTGAATCAATCATCGCTTCTGCACTTGATATCATTGCTGATGAATCTACACTTAAAAATGAAACACAAGAAGTAATACAAATTAGATCAGCAGACGAAAATATTCAACGTATACTTTATAATTTATTTTATGATGTATTAAATATAGAATTTAATCTATGGTTATGGATTAGAAATATGTGTAAGTATGGTGATTTCTATTTACATCTAGAAATAGCTGAAAAATTTGGTGTATATAATGTAACACCATTGTCAGTTTATGATATGGTTCGTGAAGAAGGTATGGATCCTCAAAATCCATCTTACGTTTGTTTTAAAATTGATCCAATGGTTATTGCAGCTGGTGGTATCAACTCACGTGTTAAAGATAGAGATGGTAAGATTAAATTTGAAAACTACGAAATAGCTCACTTTAGGTTATTAACTGATGCTAACTACCTTCCTTATGGTAGATCATATATAGAACCAGCTCGTAAAACATACAAACAGTATGTGTTGATGAAGGATGCAATGTTGCTCCATCGTATAACTCGTGCCCCGGAAAAACGTGTGTTTTATGTTGATATTGGAAACATGCCACCAAATGAGGTTGATGGGTACATGGAACGTTTAAAGCAAAAAATGCAAAAAACTCCATATATTGATAAACATACAGGTGAATACAATTTGAAGTATAATATGATGAACGTGATGGAAGATTTTTATATTCCTCAACGTGGTGCATCATCAAATACTAAAATTGATACAATCAAAGGATTAGAATATAATGCAATTGATGACGTAAACTTCTTACGTGATGAAATGTTAGCTGCACTTAAAGTACCTAAAGCATTCTTTGGCTTTGAAAAAGATTTGACTGGTAAAGCTACATTAGCTGCTGAAGATATTCGTTTCGCTCGTACAGTAGAACGTATCCAACGTATTGCATTATCTGAATTGTATAAAATTGCATTAGTACATTTATACACACAAGGATTTGATGGTGCTTCATTAGCTAATTTTGAATTATCATTAACTGTTCCATCTATAATCTATGAACAAGAAAAGATAGCATTATGGAAGGAAAAAATTTCATTAGCTAAAGATATGCAAGATACTAAATTAATATCTTCCGATTGGATTTATGATAATATATTCCAATTTAGTGAAGATCAATATGATGATATAAGAGATTTAGTAACTGAAGATATGAAACGTACTTTCCGCTTATCACAAATTGAAAATGAAGGTAATGACCCAGCTAAATCAGGTAAATCATACGGTACACCACATGATCTAGCATCATTATATGGTAAAGGCAGAGCAGGTATGAATGTAGATGGACCTATCCCTCCAGGGTATAATGAAAAACGCTCAGTTGGTCGTCCTGAAGAAAAAGCATCTATAGTTGGTACACAAAAAGACCCATTAGGTAAAGATAGATTAGGTAGTAAAGAAAATGGCACATTATATACCGCAAATATTCCTGATGAAGGAAGTGGTACACCAAAAAGCTATGGTGCTTTAGCATTAGCTGAATCACTACGCTTTAAAGATATGTTAAAATCTATACCAAGAGAAGGCAAACAAATGGTGTTTGAAACAGAACAGGAATCTTCATTATTAGATGAAAAAAATATTAAGGACATATAACAGCTACATATTTATTGGTAGTGCACACTAACTTATATGAAAATAAAACATAGCAAATTTAAAAATACTGGTATATTATTTGAATTACTAGTAAGACAAGTCGCATCAGATACTGTATCTGGTAAAGACTCTGCAGCTATTAATTTAATTAGAAAATATTTTTCCAATTCAGAATTGGCTAAGGAACATAAATTATACCAAGCTTTAATTGGCTCAAAAGCACTAACTGAAGGTAAAGCTGAATCGCTAATTAATGCAACTCTTGAAATATCTTCACGTTTAAATCGTTCTGCATTACGCAAAGAAAAATACAATATTATTAAAGATATTCGTGAATCTTACGATTTAGAAGAATTTTTTAAATCAAAGATTAATAATTATTCACAATACGCTGCGGCATTCAATTTAATTGAAGCACATAACTCACTAGAATTTATTGAACCATCTCAGGTTATTGAAAATAAAGTAAATTTACTTGAACATATTACACGTAAAGAAGTTAATAAAGAAGATGTTACTGATCGTGTAATGGAAGAATATATGAGTATGGATAAAGGTACACGTATCTTAGTATATAGAACATTACTTGAAAGATTTAATAGTAAATATAGTAATATGTCTAATACACAAAAATCTGTGTTGAAAGAATATATTAATAATATATCTAATACTGTTAAATTACGTGAATTTGTTAATAATCATTTTGCTGCTATTAGAGCGGAATTAAACAAAATGAACAAAACAGTAACAGATAAAACTACTCAGATTAAAATAAATGAGGTAGTAAATATACTAAAGCCACTTGATAAAAATCAAAACGTAAAAGATGATAATATCATGGCTTTATTACAATTCCATCAGTTAATAGCAGAATTAAAATCAGTAAAGTAATGACTTTAAAAGAGTATATTAAACAACTTACACAAGAAGTACTAGATGAAATGTCTACGTCAGGTGGTGCTGGTGGTTATTTAAGCCCAATGGCTTTTTCCCCTAAAGGACAAGGTAAAAACGCAGCAACAAAATATGCTGAAAAAGAAGGTTGGAAAGTAACTAAAGGTGAAACTACAATGCCTGGTGACTCTAAAGTAAAAGATTATGTATCATTAACAGGTAAAAAGAAAAAGAAAATAAAAATATACCAGGAAAGTGGGTATGATCAACCATCACAATATGGAGCAGCATCTAAATACGGAGCAGCATCACCATATAGTGCTGCATCTAAATATGGCGCTGCAAGTGATTATACAAAAAACGAATCACTAATTGATATTGTTAAAGAAGAATTACTTAACGAAGTAACATACCATAAATTTAAAAACGAAGTTAAATTTCGTACTAAAAACGAACAACTCCACAAAGCAATACGTGAAGTAAAACGTAAATTAATGGAAATTGATCGTATTGTTGAATATACATCTCGTATGAAGCAAGAATTAAGCGAAGGTGAAGAAGGATTAAAATATTGGAAAAAAACAGAAAGTAACATCTCAACAATATCAGAAATGGTAAACCATTTAAATAATAAAATTAAAAATCTTAATCAATAATGGCTAAAGCAAAAGGTTCAAGCGAAGCTAGAAAAGTAACATTTGGAGCTCGCAAAAAAGGTAACGCAAAAAAATCATTCAATAAACATACACCAAGACCAAAAAAATATGTTGGTCAAGGAAGATAAAAACTAATAACAATGAAAGTAAAAGATTTACGCAAATTAATTCAAGAAGTAATATCTGAAGCTAATGAGTCATGGCCTTTCCTAGATGATTCAGAAGAAGTAATTCAAGATACAGTAGATAAATTTATATCAGGTAGCCAAAGCGCTTTTACTTATTTAGCTACTAGAGCAAACAATGAAGAAAAATTAAACATTGTTTTAGATATGATAAAGAAAAGACTAAAATCAGAAGCTTCTAGAATGTCTACTAAAAATCAAAAATCATTTCAATCAAGATTTGGTCTTGGTGGAGGACAAGAAACACCAGCAGGTACATATACAGGAGACTAATAAATAAAAATATACAATGAAAAGTATTAAACAACAATACATCGATCTACGCGAGGGTAACATGACTCAAGCAAATTTCATGCGTAATTTACGTATGACATTACCTCAATACATTACTAACTTATCTTCATTTGAAGATTCAGTTCGTATTCTTAAAAATAAGGGTATATTAACTGAAGCTGATGAAAAAACAAATGAATCTTGGATGGATCGATGGTTAAAAGATGTTAAAGATATTATAGAAGATAAATGGCAAAATGGTGAAATATCACAAGCTAAATATGGTAGTTTAATGAATAAATTGAGTACTCAATCAGAAGACATAATAGCTAAGTATGGTGAAGATAGTGCAGAAGCAGCAGCAGAAGAATTACTTTATAGTGTATCTCATCTAAGTAATGATTTAGGCCCAGGAGAAGATGAAGATTTTGAAAGAGATTATGATATGGATTATGAAGAACCAAATGAACCCTTTGATATGGCTGAATCATTAAATGAAGCTAAAGACGGATCAACTGAAGGTAAATGGAAAACAGTTACTGGTAAAGATTTGTATGGTCAGTTTAAAGAAATTGACAATTTAAATGGTCAAGAAGTATTGATTGGTATTAATTATGAAATGATTAAAAATCCTGAGCTAACTAAATTAGAAGCTCAAAAGATTGTAATTAAAAATCTAAAGAAAAACCCAATCTACTATACAGCAGAAGATATGTCTGGTGTTGAAGGATATGAACCAGAATATATAGGCGGTAAATCAGCAAATCCAGAAGCACATCAAATGCAATACCTTGAAAAAAATATGGGTAATGTAGTTGATAAGAAAAGAGGAATGCAACCCGTAAAAAATGTAGAAAAAGTAAAGAAAGATTCTGATAAAGGTGGTGAAACCAATAAAATGGAAAAAGGTGTTTCATTGATGTCACTTATTGCTAAATCAACTCGTGGTGTTCAAAAAATGGATGCTACTGGTGAGAAGATGAAAAAAGTATCTGTTAAAGAAAATAAAGTAGCAAGCACTATTTTTGATAAAAACGCAAATATCACTAAAGGTGTTAATAAAATAGCTAAAGAAGACGATAAGAAAAAATCAATTAAGGATAAACTTAAAGAAATGATCCGTAAAGAATTAAGAGAAATGGCGGATGGTATGGAACCAATGGTTCGTACAAGACTAGATGAAAATGAATTATCTTCTCAAGAACAAACTGTTGTAGATGATATTCTAAATTCATTAGATGAAGGAATATTTGGAGATGTATTAGATAAAGTTAAATCATATGCTAAAAAAGGTTTAATGACTGCCGCTATATTAGGTGCTTTATTATCTGCTCCTAATTTCACTCAGGCACAACAACAACAGATTAAACAAGTTGCACAAACTGAAATGTCTTCTACTCAAAATAAAAAGGGAGGTGGTATTGAAAAAATGAGCGATCAGGAAGCATATAATTATGTATATAATATGGCTGAAAAAAATCCAGATGGGCTTATTAAACAATTACAAAATTATAAACCATCTACTCAAGAAGATAAAGCTGATGTTAATATGCTTTTAACTTTTGTTAGATCTGTAAAAAATGGAAGTCCTATAAAAGATACTAAATATATGGGTAAAAGATTTAAAATGGCTGCTAAGGTAATAATTACTTTAGATCCTGTTCGTAGTATAGCTTATATTAATTAAATTTATATATGAAACAACTTTTAATAGATCATATCCCCTTTAAAGTAGCCAAACTAACACTTAACGAAAGTAAGTCATCTAGCGGTCGTATGGTACTAGAAGGTAAACTACAAGCAGCTGACACCAAAAATGGTAACGGCCGTGTTTACCCTAAAGATATATTAAATAGAGAAATCGAAAAATATATTAAAGGACCAGTAGCAAACAACAATGCTATGGGAGAATTAGATCATCCAGAAGCATCTATCATCAATTTAGCAAACGTATCACACAATATCACTAAAGTATGGTGGGAAGGTGATGATGTAATGGGTAGATTAACACTACTTAATACACCATCAGGTAAAATTGCAATGGAATTAGTAAGCGCTGGAATACCATTAGGTATATCATCACGCGGTATGGGTTCTGTTAAGCAATTAGGTGAAACAGTTGAAGTACAAGACGATTTTGAGTTGCTCTGCTGGGACCTTGTAAGTGTACCTTCAACTCCCGAGGCATATATGCACCCTGTAGGTAAATTAGGTGCTATGAACGAGAGCAAACAATATAAAACTAAAGACTACAGCAAGGTAAACTCACTCATTACAGAAATAATATGCAGTCAGATGGGTGTCTGTCCACTATGCTAATATTTATAATAAACATAACAATTAAAATAAAATGGCACAATTCATTAATGAAGCAAAAAGATTCCAGAAATTAGCTGGATTAATAACTGAATCACAGTTAAACGAAGAAGTAATTAATTTTGGAGATAAAGATGAATATTCTGAATTTCTTATGAACGGAACAAAGAAATTAGAAGGTAGTAAAATTAAATTGAAAATACACGATACTTTCTCTATGTCAGATCCAAATGCAAAAGAATTTAGTGGATTTATTACTGCATCTGGTTTAAAAAGAATTACTGGCCAAGCAGGTTCAGATCTTTCATATGAGTGTACTTTAGTAGATAATGGAGGTTATACAACAATGGAACCTTTAAAAGGAAAAAAGATAAGTCTAACTATTCCTAATACTACAGGAGGAAAAGGTGGATTCAGATGTGAAGATCCTAAAGTAGGTGGTTTATTTAAAGTAGAATCTCTTGAAATTTTAGGAGCACCAACTTCTCAATCACAACAAGAATCAATCGAAAAAGCAGTAAACGAAGCACTAGCTAAATTCCGCAAAACAGGAAAATAATTCGCGGTTTTTAGTATCTACATATATTTATGGATAGCCCACAATAGCTATCCATTTTTTATCCTCATGATAGCTCGGCATTTTTACAACCCCACTATTAAGATTCCCAATAATCTTATTTCCTAAAAAAAATTTAAGGAGAACATTTTATGGACAACAAAAACTTATTTAAAGAGGCTATCGCCGACGCAAAAGCCGTTCGCGAAGCAGCGTTAGCAAACGCAAAAGCCGCTCTAGAAGAGGCACTAACTCCAAAATTGCAATCTATGTTAGCTGCAAAGCTACAAGAAATGGATTACGATGAAGCAGTTGATGATGCTGAAGAGGCAGAAGATGAAGTAGATGAAATGGAAGAAGGATTTTTATCATCTCACGAAGAAAACAGCGATGTAAATCTTGATTTCAATTTAGAAGAAGATTTCGATTTATCTGAAATTTTAGCTGAATTAGATGAAGAAAATTCACTAGAAGAAGCTAAAAAAGAAAAAGATGAAAAGAAAAAGAAAATGATGAAAGAAGCTGAAGAAGAAGAAGAAGAAGAAGAAGAAACGGAAGAAGAATCTGAAGACGTTGCTGATATGTCTGTTGAAGATTTGAAAGCTCTTATCAAAGACATCGTTGCTCAAGAAATGGGTAATGAAGAAGGTGATGAAGAAGCTGGAGAAGAAATGTCAATGGATATGGGTGGCGAAGAAGAATCTGACGAAATTGATCTTAACGAATTATTAGCTGAACTTGACGCTTTAGGCGAAGGTGATGGTGATGAACTTGAAGAAATTGATATCGTAGGTGGTATTAAAAAAGGTCTTAAAAAAGCAGGTCAGGCTATTACTGGTGCTGCCGCAAGAGCTAAGTATGTTGTAGGAGCTACTCCTGAAGATACTAAAGGTGCTTTAGGCTTGAACTTGTCAGCTAAACAAGTATTTGATATCGTAAAGGCTAACTACGAAAAAAGAACAGGTAAAACAGGCGAACCTAGCGATGCTTATAAAAGTTTAGTTACTGCAAAAGCACAAGGATTTGATTCTACAGGCGGAGAAATGTCAGAAGCAATTCGTACAATCAATACTCTTCGTAATGAATTAAATGAAGTTAACTTGCTAAACGCTAAGTTGCTTTATGTTAATAAAATCTTCAAAGCTAAGAATTTATCTGAATCACAAAAATTAAAAGTTATTGCTTCATTTGATAAAGCAACTACAGCTAAAGAAGCTAAAGTTGTATTCGAATCATTGAACAATACTTTAACTACCGCTGCTCCTAAACAAGCAATAAAAGAATCTATTGGATTCGCTTCAAGAGCTGCTGGTGTTGCACCTAAAAAAGCAATCGTTGAAACAAACGATGCAATTACTAGAATGCAAAAACTCGCAAACATTATTAAATAAAAAACAAAACAAAACTTCATTAAAATGAACGTACAACAACTTTTAGAATCGTCTAATCAGTATAAAGTAATTGCTGATGACGCAAAAAAGCTTAGCTCAAAGTGGGTTAAGTCTGGCCTTTTAGAAGGTCTTAAAAGCGAAACTGATCGCAACACAATGGCTATGCTATTGGAAAATCAGGCAAAACAATTAGTAACAGAAGCATCATCTACAGGTACTGCATCTCCAGGTGCTGGATCGTACAGTGGTGAATCTTGGAATGGCGTTGCTCTTCCATTAGTTCGTCGTGTATTCGGTGAAATTGCTGCTAAAGAATTCGTTAGTGTACAACCAATGAACTTACCTTCAGGCCTTGTATTCTATCTTGATTTCAAATATGGTACTAACATTAATCCATTTGCTAATAATGGTTCTTTGTATGGTGCTAACGCGTCTACAAACGTAACTGATATTGCTTCAGCTTCATTGTATGGTGCTGGTAAATTTGGTTATTCTGTTAACCAATATACTCAATCTGCGGTAGCTGCTACAATTTCTGCAACATCTGCTAGCTGGGCTGAATTTAACTTTGATTCTGACTACTCAGCTTCTGCTGCTGCTGGTGGGTTTAAAAAAGTATTAGTTCCATTACCAGCAGGATATGATATAGATGCTGTTCGTGCCTTCACAATTACTTCAGGTTCAACAATTTTAGCTACTGATGTTCAGCAAGCATTCACAACTGTATCTAGCAATACTGCTTCTTTCTTTATAACTGGTTCTAAGTTTGCTACAGCAGGTGCAAATGGTGCTATTACTTTAGCAGCATTATTCTATCAATTCTCTCCACAAGATTCTGGTAGTGGTCAGTTCCGTGGTGATTTTGAAGATGGTGTTTCTAAACAACCAAGTTCAGCAGCTCCTTCAACAATCAATATCCCAGAAATTAACGTTCAGTTAAAATCTGAAGCAATCGTTGCTAAAACTCGTAAGTTAAAAGCACAATGGACACCGGAATTCGCTCAAGATCTTAACGCTTACCATAGCGTAGATGCTGAAGCTGAATTAACTGGTATCTTATCTCAATACATTTCAATGGAAATTGATTTGGAATTGTTAGATATGTTGATTGAAAATGCTTTCACAGTTGATGCATGGTCTGCAATTAACAACACAACTATTTCTGTTACTGGTGGTACTGGTGCTAGTACAACTTTCTCAAATCCTACTGTTAATACAGCCGGTTTTTATAACACACAAGGTGGTTGGTTCCAAACTTTAGGTACTAAATTACAAAAAGTTTCTAACAAAATCCATCAGTTGACTTTAAGAGGTGGTGCTAATTTCATCGTAACTTCTCCTACAGTTGCTACAATTTTGGAATCAATTCCAGGATTTGCTGCTGATGGTACTGGTGAGAAAATGGAATACAACTTCGGTATTCAGAAAGTTGGTAGCTTGAACAGCCGTTACAAGGTTTACAAGAACCCATACATGACTGAGAACGTTATCTTAATGGGTTACAAAGGTGCTCAATTCTTGGAATGTGGTGCTGTATTTGCTCCGTATGTTCCATTAATCATGACTCCATTGTTATACGATCCAAGTACATTCACACCAAGAAAAGGTTTGATGACTAGATATGCTAAGAAAATGATCCGTCCTGACTACTATGGTAAGATCTTCGTTAGTGGTTTAAATACTATCTAATAATAATCTTAGTATTATAATTTTGAACCCAGGCCCGTAAGCCTGGGTTCTTTTATTATATGTATACGTAACCAACATATAGTCTTATGCAAGATGAAAAATCCAAGCAGAAAAAAGTGTTGAAAAGCGATATAAAATATCAAATCACACTTAACGACGAACAAAAGGAAGCTAAGCGGTTAATAATAGATAACCAAATAGTAGTTATAACAGGTAGAGCAGGTTGTGGTAAATCACTAGTATCCGCTCAAACAGCATTAGATTTCCTATTCAAGAAACAATTCGACAAAATTTTAGTAACAAGAGCAGCAGTAGAAGTAGGCCATTCACTTGGATTTCTACCGGGTTCTCTTAACGAAAAATTTAATCCATATCTCGAAGCATTTCAAGAAAATTTAGTTAAATGTTACGATAAAGTTAGGATTGAAGAATTAATTAAAGATAATAAAGTTGAAGCACTTCCAGTCCAATTCATACGTGGTAAAACAATCGATGATGTTCTTGTGGTGGAAGAAGCACAAAACCTTACTAAAGCTGAAATGCTCGCAATTCTTACACGTCTTGGTAAGAATGGTAGGATTATAATTAATGGTGATAATGAGCAAAAAGACATTAAAGATCCATATAATGGATTATCATATATAATAGATCTCTCTAAGAAAATAGATGAAATTAAGTGGGTAAAACTTAAACATAATCATCGCTCTGATTTAGTAGGTAAGATACTAGATTACGAATATAGTGGTAAATAACACATCTCTCAGTATATTTATACGTGTTAAATACTAATTAATGGCTAATATACCAATTTGGAATAATAACCCGGGCCCAGTATGGGGCAATACACCATTCGGTTTTTATGATAATGACTTATCATTTCAACAAGAAGCACCATTATTTTCTACATGGTGTTCTAGACGTTTAGGATATCCTATTGTTAATATTGAATTACAAGACATAAATTTTTATGCTTGTTTTGAAGAAGCTATCACTACATATGGTAACGAAGTTTACCAATGGAAAATACGTGAAAGTTATCTTTCAATGGAAGGTAATATTGTTAATAATACAACTACATTCAATAATAAATTAGTTACACCAAATCTAGGTTCAATTATTCGTATAGCTGAAAACTATGCATCCGAAGCAGGAGTAGGTGGTTATACAACATATTATACTGGCTCTCTTTACTTAACAGCAAGTGTACAAGATTATGATTTAAAACAATGGGCAATACAAGAAGGAATATCAGGTAGTGGTATTGAAATTAAAAAAATATTTTTTGAAGCACCACCAGCAATTGTTCGTTACTTTGACCCATATGCTGGTACAGGTACTGGTATTCAATCATTACTTGAAACATTTGGATTTGGTCAATTTTCTCCTGGTATTAACTTCTTGTTAATGCCTATTTATTTTGACGTTCAAAAACTACAAGCAATTGAATTAAACGACCAAATCAGAAAATCAGCATTTTCATTTGATTTAGTAAATAATAATTTAAGAATATTCCCTATACCAGGAGATAGAGCGGATGGAGCAGAACATAAATTATTTTTTCATTATATTAAAAAAGATGAAAGAAATGATGTAACTTCAGCTACACCAAATTATGATTCAGGTTCAAGTACATTAGTAACAAATGTTAGTAATGTACCTTACGCAAATCCTGTTTATGGTGATATTAATTCAATTGGTAAACAATGGGTTCGTCAATACGCATTAGCAGCAGTAAAAGAAACATTAGCTTATGTTCGTAAAAAATATGCTAGTATTCCTATTCCTGGAGCTGAAGTAACATTAAATGGAGATGATTTATTAACAGATGCTCGTGCTGAAAAAGCAGCATTGCTTGAACAACTAAGAGCAATGTTGGATGTAGCATCACGTAAAACACAATTAGAAAATCAAGCTGCTGAAGCTGAATCAATGCAAAAAACATTAACAAACGTAGCACTACCAATTTATATATTTTAATGATCAAATTATCAAACATATTATTAGAAGCAGTTAGTTTAGATAAGATAGATATCTTAATTAAAACATCTACTGATACAAATAAAGTAGAAGTATATAACCAAATTAGAGGATTATCTGGTGTTGTTGTTGTAACTGTAGAGCAAAGTGAATTTTTAGACAGTAAAGCAACAGATAAATTTGAATATTCTTTATTACATATGAAATATCTTGTAACATCTGATCCAAAAACAGATATTGATAAAATTAAAGTAGATGCTCTAGTAACAACTAGAATACCAGGATTATTACAATTTATTCCAAGATATAAAACCGCTCAAAACATAGGAAAATATTAATATGTCATTATACGGTGAAAATAGAGACGTCAGTCTATTTAGACATTTAAATAGAGAATTACTCAATAATATTATTGAGCAAAAAGTAGGATATTATAAATTAGCTTTAGATAAAACCTTACCAAATATGTATGGTGAATCTACTAAAAAGATTTATAATAATCCGGTATTAATAAATTGTCTAATAGAAAGAGGTGATACAGCACCATTAACAAATGAATTTGGTATGGACGTTACTCGTCCTATGAAATTTAGATTTTTAAGAGACGATTTAGCAGGTATTGATCTAAGTACAGAATTAGGAGCAGACGGAAGAGGATTCACATATAACATAGTACCAGAAGTAGGTGATATTCTTTTATGGAATAATGATTATTACGAAGCAAATAACGTAAATGAAAATCAACTTATAGTAGGTAAAGATCCACTTTATTCATACTCAAGCGATAATGATGGATATGGTAGCTCTTGGTCTATAATATTAGAATGTTTCCAAATACGCCCAGAAAAAGTAGGTATAACACAAGAAAGATTATAACAATGATAAAATTAACTAATTTACTAAACGAAATATACGAGGAAAAACCAGAATCACCAGATGATTTAATGAATAAAGGATTCAAATTAGGTGAACCAACTATAGATCCTGAAACCGGTACTAGTACTACTACAGTAACTTATTTACCTAAGTTTGAGCAAATTCGTAAGGATATAATTAATATGAGAAAAGAATTCCAACCATTTAAATTCTCATCTAACGAAGATGTAGCTGGTTTAGCTAAAAATATCAATACTAATTTGACCAAATTAAGTCAAATGATATTCGCTATTGATAAAATGATAGAATTACAAAGAAAATCTAAATAATGTCTAATAGACTAAAACCACTACCATTAAACCAATCACAGGTAACACAAGCATCACTAAATACACCATATTTAGCAAATGAGGGTAAACCTGTTAGTCAAACTGTATTTTCCGAGAATCGGGGTACAGATTATTCTATGAAGAATGATACTGTAAAGGATATCTCTATTGGTTTACAAGATATTGATAACGCTATTATGTTTTATTTTAATAATATAATTAAACCTAACGTAATACAAAACGGAAAACAATTAGCTGTACCTGTAATTTACGGCTCACCTGAAAGATGGAAATCAGTACAAGCAGACGGCTTTTACCGCGATAATAGTGGCCGTTTAATGGTACCTCTTATAATGTTTAAACGTGAAACTGTTGAAAAAGACAGATCAAAAGCAAATAAATTAGATGGCAACACAGCACATCTATATCAAGTAGTAGGTACTAAATATAATGCAAGAAATGCATACGATCAATTTGATGTAATTAATAATAGAATACCATCAGAACAGTATTATGTTACAGCGGCACCAGATTATCTTACATTAACCTACAATTGTGTTATATTTACTGATTTTGTTGAACAAAACAATAAACTAGTAGAGGCAGTTGAATATGCATCTGATTCATATTGGGGAGATCCAGCTAGATGGAAATTTAGGGCTGCAATCGACTCATTTGCAACGACTACTTTGCTAGAAGAAGGAACCGACAGAGCAGCTAAATCTACGTTTACTATCAAAGTAAACGGCTATATAATACCAAATACAGTAAATAAAGATATGGCTACAGCACGTAGCAAATTCTATACTAAATCACAAGTAGTATTTACACTAGAAACTACATCTGATGTAGAATCATTGAGTACAGCAGGTAAATCAGCTCCTAAAACAGCAATGGGTGGTGCATCAATTGGGGTTGATGCATATAATGTAAACATTACTAACAATTATGTAGGTATATCTACAGCTGCTGGATTATATATGAATTCAAATATTGAATTACTGGCTACACAAGCAACAATAACATCTAATACGGCAACATTTCCTATGGGATGGGCTACAGCTCCACCACCATTACCAACAACATCTATTGCTAATTTTATATTCTTTGTAAACGGTCAATTAATTGAACCTGCTGCCTTAGTTAGTTTTGTAAATAATGGAAACGGCACATCAACATTAACTATTGATGTGGCGCAATTAGGATACTCTCTCAATATAACTGACGAAGTAGTAGGTATAGGTAAATTTGCCTAATATTTATACATAGTATGAGTACATTTCGTTCAGAACAATTACGTCAACCTTTAAGTTTAACTGGATCATTTACGGGATCTTTTATTGGTTCTTTAGCCGGTACGGCTAGTTATGCTACTACAGCATCGTATGCAATGAATGGTGGTGGAGGAGCAGGAGTATCATATATAACAGCATCTGGTCCTTTTTCATTAACGGGTATTGAAGTAGCAGATTTTTCTAATGATGTAGCAGTTACCTTTATTAATAATACTCTTAAATTCGTATTTGGTACACCAACTATACCATCTGCCCCTGCATTAACATTTAACAATACATTCTTAACAGATAGATTTAATAGAGTAAATGATAACTATGACTTAAGTGGAAGCTTTACAGTAAACGGATATACATTAGTCAGTGCATCTCTATATACAGGATCGGTATTACTAGCTCAAACAGGGACTGGAACAACACTTAGAACAAATCTAACAGCATCTGGTAGTCAAGTATATAGACTAGAAGTAACAGCAAGTAGTCCATTAGATGGAACATTTAATACTCAATCAGTAACATTAACAGGAACACTAAATAAAATATCACCTACAGCACCTTCTATATCATCAACACCAGATGTACAGTTAGGAGCAAGCAGTAACCAAATAGAACAAGGAGCCACAGGTAGTATTAGTTTCTCATCTGCTTATGGTACTAGTAATGGTTATACACAAGTAAGTTTAGTAAATTCACCTACAACATCACCAATATTTGTTACTGGTTCCGCAACTGGATCTACAAGTATAACAATAACATCAACGGCTAACTATACATCCCCAGGAACAGATAATGTACCAACATTAACTCCATCAGTTCAATCAACAACAACATATAGTAAAATAAGAAGTGTAAGACACGGAGTATCTGCTATAACAAGCTTTACACAAGCTCAATTAGAAAATTTAGCGTTATGGGATACTACATTAGGTGGTACTATAGGAAGAATTGCTAAAGGAACAGTATATCCTTATGGATACCAATTTACAGCAGTTACAAATGCACAATACATTTATATAGTAATAGATTCAAGTTATACACTAACTGGAATACTGAATGTAAACAATTCAAATTCAAATGATTTAAATGTATTTACAGCAACAACAATAGGTGATTATAAAGTATATAGATCAAATAATTTATCAACAACATCTATCCTTTACGAATTAAGAGTATAACATGGCAATTAATATAATACAAGGATTTAATCCATCAACAACAGAACCAATTGATTCAAGGCAACTGGTGGCAAACTCAGCATCTAGATTTGATATTGCTACATTTAATGCGTATGAGGGAATGATTGTGTATCAACAAGATACAAAAGCTTTATGGGTACTTACAAATATAGCGGCTATAAGTGGTAGTGGTGGTTGGTCACCAGTTGGAAGTGGATCTGCAGCACCATCATCAGGATACAAACAATTCGACGGATTAATTACAACTGACCAAGCTACCCTCTCTCTTATCATTCTGTATGATCCAGAAAGCTGGGTTCCGACTATTACACCAGTTACAACAGGCACTTATCAAATAGATTTTGGATTATCTACACCATTAGTTGGTAATAGAACACATGTACAAATAAGTGCAGGAATAAACCCCGCGGTCAACCCGGAAGTAACAATCTCGTGGGCTTTTGATAGTGTTAGTCCTACAAGATATATAAATTTGTATACATTTGGAGAAAAAAATCTTGCAAATAGTTTACTAAAAAATGCCTCAATCACAGTAAAAGTTTACGCTTAAAATAAAAATAAATAATACAATATGCCAGCAGGAAAATACACATTACTAATAGAACAAGGTGCAACATTAAATTTATCTTTAGCATATAAAGATTCAGCTAATGCTGCTGTTAATTTAACAGGGTATAGCGGTAAAATGCAAATTAGATCAGGATATGCAGATAGCAATCCTACTACTTATCTTACATTAAGTAGCTCATTACAAGCAGATGGTACTGGTTTAACATTTGGTGGTGTAAGTGGCACTATTGGAATAGTAATATCAGCCGCGTCATCATCAGCATTAACATTTGATTCAGCATCATATGATCTAGAAATAACATCAGGTAGTGTAGTAACAAGATTACTACAAGGTCCTGCATTTGTAAGTAAAGAAGTAACACGCTAATATGTCTTGTAACAATGTACAAATATTAAATTTTAACCACAACATAGTTGAGGTAGGTAGTGATAATAAACTTATCATAACGGATAACGTTAAATGTAATTCTATTACTATACCTCAACCTGTAACTAATATATTACAGATTAATAGTCCTGGACCACAAGGACCAGCAGGAGCAAGTGTAAATACAGGTTCATTTGTAACTACAAGTTCATTTAATGCTTATACTGGTTCTAGCACATCACAATTTGCAGGTACATCATCATTTGCTATAACAGCTTCACATGCTTTAAATGGAGGAGGAAGTACTTTATCAGGTGGAACTGATGGATATATCCCATTATGGAGTGGAAGTAGTGCTTTAACGAGTAGCTATTTAAATCAATCAAATGGTATATTAAAATCTACATACACCGGAATCGATAAAGGTTTAAAATTAGATTTCTCAGCCAATTCATATACACTAGGCGACCCAGCAGGAAATACAATAACAGTATCAGATAATGGAGGTGGAGATAATGCTACTTTATCCTTATTAAATGGTATTGTAACATTTAATGCTGATGATGAAATTAATATTAATGCAATTGGAGCAGTAGTATTAAATGCAGCTGCTACATACATTAAACAACTAACATCCTCCCCTCAATTAAATATATTAACAATTGATACAGCATCAGGCCAATTATATTATACAGCATCATCTGCTTTTGGAGGCGGTGGAGGAGGAGCATCACCTGGAGGATCAACAGGACAAATACAATATAACAATGCTGGAGTATTTGGTGGTGTAGATAAATTAATATTTGATGGTACTAATTTAAGAGCAACAGGATCTTTTACAGGATCATTTACTGGTTCATTATTTGGAACTGCTACTACCGCTTCTTACGTTTTACAAGCAGTAAGTGCATCATTTGCTACTTTAGCACAAACAGCTAATACTGCATCTTATGTAGTAACAGCACAAACCGCTTCTTACGTTTTACAAGCAGTAAGTGCATCATATGCAGCAACCTCATCAAACATACTAGGTGGTAAAGCAACACATGTACCGTTCTTTATAACAGACACAACATTAGCTACAAGCTCAATATACCAATCAGGGTCAAGCACGGTTATCATAAACCAAGATAATGCCACAACAGCTAATCCTGAAGCGTTGTATGTTTATCAACCAAGTCAAACATCATTTAATGTAATAAGCGGTAAAGGTAACTTAAATAACTACCTACAGCTTAATATACAAAATACAAATCAAGGAACAAGTGCTTCATCAGATGTAGTTGCTACAGCAGATAATGGTAATGAGACTACCAACTACATTGATATGGGTATCAATAGTGAAAATTATTCCCAAAACTTTGTTGGTGCTGCAAATGACGCTTATCTATATTCTACCGGAAGACATTTACATATAGGCAATACCTCGAACTTTCCAGTTCAAATATTTGCAGGTGGTAGTGATGTTGATATACATAATAAACTTGAATTAAACCCTAACAACCAACATTTAATGTCTGGTTCGTTAGATGTAAGTGGTAGTATTAAAGCATTTTCATTCACAGGATCATTACAAGGTAATGCTACCTCTGCTACAACATCAAACACATCATCTTATTCAACAACATTAGGAGCTAGCCTATCTCAACCAGCAAATAATCAAGTAAGATTATTAAATAGTGCTGGTGGAACATTAAGTACAGCAACTATTAATAATGTAACATCAGCATCTTATGCTGATAATGCTGCTACAGCAAATTTTGCAACAACAGCAGGCAACGGTGGTGTTACTAATATAGTAGCAGGATCTGGTATAACATTAATACCAACAAGTGGAGTAGGATCTGTAACAGTAATATCGTCAGGAGGCGGTGGAGTAACAATTATATCAGGATCAAATGTAACACAATCCTTTAGCAATACCTCTACGTGGACCTTTAATCACAACTTAGGAACACGAGTACCAATCATAACAGTATTTGATACTAACTACAAACAAATTATTCCACAAGACATTGAGTTAGTAAGTACAAGTAGTGCAACTATAACATTCCCAACAGCCGAGAGTGGATTTGCAGTAGCATCGTTAGGTGGAGCTACAGGAACGGTATTATCATCGTCATATGCTTTATTTTCAACTTATGCTGATACAGCCTCTTACTATGCTGAAACAGACCCTGTTTATATAGCTCAAAAACCAACTTTAGCAACAACTGGATCTAATATATTCAGGGGTAATCAAACAATAACAGGTTCATTGACTGTGTCTACGACATCAGATATTCCTTTACAAATTAAAGGAGGAACAGGAACACTACTATCTATATCAAGTAGCACAAGTGAAATCTTTAAAATATCAGATACATTCTCACCAAATTTATTCACAGTATCAACAGGCAGCATAAATGTCTTTAATATAGACAATACAAATAAGGTAGTTATTTCTGGTAGCTTAGTAGTAACAGGTAGTATAACAGGATCATTAGCTGGAACATCATCATATGCCGATAATGCTAATTTATTGGATGGAAAAGATAGTACAATATTTGCAACTACTGGCTCTAATAATTTTAACGGTAATCAAACAATAACAGGCTCGTTAATAGTATCAGGATCAGGTACATTTACAAACATAGGTCCTGCTGTATTTACTGGTAGTGTTAATATAACGGGCTCTACAACTCAAACTGGTAACAACACCTTAATAGGTAACACAGTATTAAGTGGTAGTATTAGTATTAGTGGATCACAAACATTTAATGGTACATCAATTAGTATAGGAACTCAAATAGTAACTGGCAGTTTAATTACAAGTGGATCAAACACATTAGTAGGAAATACGGTACTATCAGGATCAATTAATATTAGTGGCTCTAGTACAATACAAGGTACTACTATAATGAGTGGTTCACTAAATATAAGTGGATCAACAACACAAAGAGGTAACAATACTCTAATAGGTACTACTACATTAACAGGTAGTATTAATATGAGCGGAGATATTATACCAACAGCATCTAGCTCATTCGATCTAGGATCGGAGACTAATCCTTGGAGATCACTGTATGTTCAATCAGGATCAATTAGTATACAATCAGATATTCCTGGAGGTATATCAGCAGTAATATCAAATGCAAACGGAAATGTTACAATCGCTGGAGCAGGTCTTCAATTAAAAAGCGGATCATTTGTACCATTTGAAATATCCTCTACAGCAAGAACAATAATAAGAGTACCTAATCTACCAGCTAATGATGTTGGTGGATTAAGTATAATAGGTAGTTCAGATGGATCATATCAAGGTGTAACAAACGCAGGAGGTTTATTACATCTTACTAGTAACGATGGTGCAAGCTCTAGAATTACAAGTGATGCTTTTGGAACAGCAGCGGTTGTAGTATATGCGGGTAGAAAAGCAAGAGGCACAGCAGCAAGTCCACTACCAGTACAATCAGGTGATACTCTAACAAGAATAAGTACAGTAGGATGGACTGGACCTGAGTACGGATTTACAATGTCTGCTAGTGCAGTATTAGCAGTAACTGCTATAGAGACGGTAGCACTTGAAAACTTTACAACATCCAGCTTTGGTACTAGATATAATTTTTACAATGCTCCTTTAGGTGGTACAATAAGAACATTATCCGCTCAAATAGATACAACCGGTATAACAATACCATCAACTAGTAGATTCTTTGGAACTGCAAGTTGGGCTAGTAATGCTCAAACAGCATCTTATGTATTAAACACAGTAACGGCATCGTACGTTTTAAATGCAGTAAGTAGCTCATTTGCATCTACAGCATCATATGTCAATCCACTCAGACAAGACGTAATAATAACCGGCTCACTAAAAGTATCAGGATCTTTAACTGAAATAGGTGATACAGTACTAACGGGTTCACTAACATTAAGCTCAGGGTCAAGATTAAATATAAATGATGGATTTTATGTAAACGGTAATAAGCAGTTTAACTATGGACAATTCAGTAGTACAGAAACACAATCAGGATCAGCAAATACCGCTTACTCAGCAACCTTTAATACAACTGATTTTTCACAAGGAGTAAGCTTAGTAGCTGGAAGTAGAATAACAGTAGCAAACACAGGAATATACAATATTCAATTTTCATCACAGCTACATACGACAGCCAATCAAGCGGTTGACTTTTCAATTTGGTTTGCTATGACTGGTTCCAACATTGCTAACTCAAATACAGATTTTACCATTGAAAAAATAAATGGTGGTGGATATGTGGTAGCCGCTTTAAACTTTTTAACTCAAATAGCAAGTGGAAGCTATATAGAATTAAAATATTCAAAAACAACTGCTCAAGGACAGCTACAAGCAAAAGGAACACAATCAACACCAACAAGACCAGCAACACCATCAGTAATATTAACAGTAACACAGATAGCATAAGATGAAAATATTTCAACCCATAGTATCAGGATCACTAACATCATCGGGATCAGTATTCTTCCCGAGTCTGGTAACATCATCAACTACTGTTAGCAACGTGGTAATGTATGGTACTAGTGGACAGCTATTCATAACAGCATCATCTGCAATAGGCGGAGGTGGTGGCGGTGGAACAACTAATCCGGGTGGATCTAATACCCAAATACAGTATAATAATTCAAATACATTTGGTGGGGTTGATAAACTAACATACGACGGAACTAATTTAATAGGTACGGGATCGTTTACAGGCAGCTTTACAGGGCAATTTAACGGAAGTATTACAACTGCTGCTACCGCATCATTTGCTACAAACTTTACTGTAGCTAATCGATTAACTTTAGATGAAACATTATTAGACTTTGCTAAAGTAGCATCAACAATAGTTGGATCAGATAACCTGTTTCAACAAGCAACTGGATCATATACATCTGCTCACGGTAGATATACAGTATACAAAGGAGCTAATTCAAGAGCAGGAGAATTTGTAACATCATGGAACGGAACAACTGTATCATACTACGATAATGCAACAGTTGATATAGGATCAACATCGGATATAACTTTTCAATCATTAATTGTAACAAGCCAAATACAAATCAATGCAGTAGCAGCTTCATCAGGATGGACAGTTAAGATGATTGTAACATATTTATAATAGACTATTAGTTGGATAGTGAAAACTAATTAAACATGGCAATACAAATAGGAAATCAAGGTACTATTATAGCAAGCACTAACATTACAGTAGATAGTGCTAAACAGACAATTCCACCGGCGAGCTCATTTGATTTTACATTTAACCAGCAATACGGATCTCCAAACGCAACCGTAAATAGTATTGGCGGATTTACGAGCACTCCATCTTTTACACCGACATCAAATGCATTTACGTTTAATTCTACAGGTTCTCCCATTGGTACAATAACATTTAGTTTTACAATGACAGCACCTACTAGTATTAATATCGGGGCAGATCTGATACAAAACGGTGTACCATTAGAAACTTTTACTAACAATATTGGTGGTGGTTATACATTTGTTTTTACACCGATTTTAGTATCACAAAATGATACAATACAAATATCAACTTACGCACCAGATTAAAATATTTATAAAAAATGGCAAATGAATTTGTAGCAAAGAATGGATTAATATCTCAAAATAATACCACTATAAGTGGATCGCTAGCAATATCTGCATCATCTGGTATTCCATTACAAATTAAAGGTGGAACAGGAACATTACTATCAGTATCAGGTAGCACAAGTGAAATATTTAAAATATCAGATACATTCTCATCAAATTTATTTACAGTAACTACTGGCAGTATAACTGTTTTTAATATAGATAATAATAATACAGTTAGTATATCTGGTAGTTTAGTAGTAACAGGTAGTATAACCGGATCACTACAAGGTACAGCATCATTTGCAACAACAGCATCGTTTGCATTAAACGCTGGTAGTGGAGAAGGAGGTATTTCACAAGGAAAAGTAGTAGCAATAGCAACAGGATATTCAAATTTATTTTAAAAATATATTTATATATAAACACATAAACAATGGCATTAAACACAGCACCAATTTATTCCGGAGTAGGAGACGTACAGTGGGGATCAACATCATTAGTAAACGCAAATCCAAGCTATGAAGCTAATGGAACAGGATCTGTAGTAGTATTTACAGCAAGTGCGTCAGGTAGTTTTGTACAAAGAATCCGTTTTAAAGCATCCGGCTCTACTACAGCAACAGCCGCTCGTATATTCATTGGCAATGCAACAGCAGGAACTCTTAGTGGATCAAATGTGATACTATTTGATGAAATAACATTACCCGCAACAACATTATCACAAACTGCGGCTCAAGCAGTATACGAGTTACCAATCAACGCTGCTCTACCGGCTAACTATAAAATTCAAGCCACTATAGCAACGCAGCAAGTAGCAGGGGGTGGATGGTATGTTTCAGCTGTTGGGGGCTCTTATACAACACCATAAAATTAATATAATATGAGATATGTTCTAATGCAGGGTTCTGACGACCCGACTATTGAATTCTATTATGTGATGGACGACACATTACAAAATGTAATACAAGTAATAGATAAAGACTGCAATGTTATAACACCAGGAATATCACATCAAACAAAAGAAGTTGATGTAAAACCACCTTGTATTGATCTTCAACCCTAAACTAGTTTATGTTAGACCTCTTTCACATACCATCTAATATAGATAGTACTAAAATATTTTATGCTCAAGGAGCAACAGCTTGGCAAACATGGGAAAAACCACGTAATGCTAAATTCATACAAATATTTTGTTTAGGCGGCGGAGCAGGAGGAGGTGGAGGAGCCGCTTCAACTTCTAATGCAACCCTGACCCGTGGAGGTGGAGGAGGTGGAGCTAGCGGAGGTATAACTAAAGCAATATATCCGGCTTTTCTACTACCAGACGTATTATATATTCAAGTTGGACTTGGAGGAGCAGGAGGAGCTGGTGCCCCTGGTAATGGTAATGGGGTAGGTGGTACAGCGGGAGGGTTAAGTTATGTATCAATATCACCATCAACAACAGCTATAAATTTATTAGCCCAATCAAGTAACTTAGCAGCAGCTGCAGGAGGAGGAGCAGCTGCTAATGCTGGTTCGGCAGGAGCATCAGGAGCAGCTTGGGTAACAACATCAAGTCCCTTTGTATCGCTAGGATTAGTATTAACGTCGGTAACAGTAGCTGGTACAATTGGGGGTAGTGCAACAACAACAGGTTCAAATACAACTGCATTAACAACCAACGTAATGATGGGTGGAGCTGGAGGAGCTGGTGGTACATCAGGTTCTGGTGCTTTTAATGGAGGAGCTATATCAGGATCTACTGTTATATTAACAACAACTCTTTTAGGTGGATTAGCGGGTGGTGGAACTACTGCTAGTGGATCTAATGGCTATGGATCTCTAATACCTTTTTGTGGAACTGGAGGAGCAGGTGGTGGATCATCACAAGGAAATCCATCACCAGCAGTTGGAGGAAATGGGGGAAATGGATACTATGGATGTGGAGGTGGTGGTGGTGGTGCCGCTTTTACTGGACCTGTAGCTGGCAGAGGTGGTCGTGGAGGAGATGGTTTAGTAATAATAACAACAATATTCTAAAATGTTAGATTTATCATATTTTCAAAATAGTGGAAATGTAAATACACAAACATTTACAAACGCAGGTTCTTGGGTGACATGGGTTAAACCAAGAGGGGCTAAGTTTGTAAACATATTCTGTATGGGAGCAGGATCGGGAGGAGGAGGTGGATTTCAAACTGGTTCTGCTACAAGATTTGCAGGAGCTGGAGGTAGTTCTGGAGGCGTTGTAAGTGCTCAATTTCAAGCTTCTATACTTCCGGATATACTATACGTTTACACAGGAGTAGGAGGAGTAGGTGGTACTGGTGGAGCAGCAGGAATAGTAACAGCAGGAGGTAATGGAGAAAGATCATTTGTTTGCTTAATACCAAGCACATCATCAATACAAAATATAGTAGTAACATCAGGAGCTGTAGCAGCTATCGGGGGTCAATCAGGATCAGCAGTTAGCCCAGCAGGTAGAAGTGGTGAAACACAAGCAACAACAGCAAATGCTATATTTTTAAATTTAGGAACTTTTATTGCAGCAGCAGGTACGGCAGGATCCGCTCCTCAATCAAGTACAACCTCAACAATAAATTTTATTAATTTTCCTGGAGCAGGAGGTGGAAGCACAGGTAATGGAGCTAATGTCACAGTAGCTGGACCATTTCCTATAACGACCCCAGTAGCAATCGCTGGGTCAGGCGCAACTAATGGCCAAAATGGAAGAAACGGATATACGTTAACAAAGCCTATTTTAGGATTTATGGGAGGGAATGGAGGTGGTGGAATAGCTTCCGGAGGTACAGGCAATGCCGGTAATGGAGGAAATGCATCATATGGATCAGGTGGAGGTGGTGGTGGTAGTGCTCAAACAGGTATAGCAGGTAATGGTGGTAGAGGTGGCGACGGACTTATAATTATAACAACAAGTTTTTAATAATATGTTAGATATATTTGATATACCGGGACAACAAGATAATGTAAAGATATTTTATGCTGCTGGTATAACTGCTTGGCAAACATGGACTAAACCAAGAAACTGTAAGTTTATTTGGATGATGTGTATTGGAGGTGGTAGTGGTGGATTTGGAGGAGCAGGTGCCGGAGGAGCAGCTAATGCCCCCGGTGGACCAGGAGGAGCAGTTACTAAAGCATTATTTCCCGCTAACACACTACCAGATACTTTATTTATCCAACCAGGAACAGGAAGTATAGGAGGAGTAGGAGCAGCGAATAATACTAATCCATCACCAAGCGTACCTGGAAGAAGTTTTATTGCTATAGCACCGAGTAGTGCTACTGTAATGAATATAGTATGCACATCAGGATTAGCTAATGCGTCTGGTACAACACCTGAATCAGCAGCAACTGTAGCCGCAGCTGGATTACTATCATTAGGGAATTTCACATCTATAGCAGGAGTTGCAGCTGCCGCTGGTGGATCTAATTTAACACCACTAACTACAACTATAACATGTGCTGGAGCTAATGGATCCGCCGCAGGAGCTGTTGCAGGAGCTAGTATATTATCTGTAAATTTGGGAACATTTAATACACCACTCATTTCGGGAGGAGCTTCAGGATTGATTGGAAACAGTGGAGTATGGTTTTGGAAACCAATGTTTGGTTTAGGAGCATCAGGAGGAGGCGGAGTTACAAGTGGATTAGCAGGTAATGGAGGTAGTGCAAATTCATATGGTTGTGGAGGAGGAGGAGGAGGAAACTCAGGAGCCGGTACTGGAGGTAATGGAGGTAGAGGAGGAGACGGTTTAGTAATTATAGCAACTTTCTAAAATAAATTTGGTTGTCTCCATTTTCTTGTATATATTTATATCAAACAAAAATAAATAAATTATGTCAATCGTTATTACAATTATCATTGTAGTATTAGTAAGCGTATTAGTTGCTAAATACTATCCAAAACAAAAACAAACAACAATTTTAGCTCAAGGTGAAATATTAATACCAGAGCCAGAAGTTCTACCAAAACCAGTTGTAGAATCAATTCCTGAAGTTGTAGTTGAACCTACTCCTGTAGTTGAAGCACCTAAAATGGATGCTAAACCAAAGAAAAAACCACAACCAAAAAAGAAACAACAACCAAAGAGTAATGCTTAAATTAGTAGAAATAGCTAAGGCATGGATTGCTGCAGCTAATCCTACCCCTGAGCAAAAATATATAGCTGAACAACGCATAACAACGTGTAATGCTTGTCCATACAAGGAATATCAAAAACATTTGAATATATATACTTGTGGATTATGTGGTTGTCCTTTAGATAAAAAAATATTTTCACCTCTTTCCGGTGATAAGGCATGTCCTGATAAACGCTGGGAAGTATAAATAAAGATTATGTCAGAAGAAGTAAAAAAATTAACAGAAGAAGAAATTGCACAGATTAAAGAAATGCAAACACAATACAACAAGTTTGTATTTGAATTAGGTAGTGTTGAAGCACAATTATCTGAAGTAGCTGCTCATAGAATAGCTATGGAAACAGAAAAAAACAATATATTAGGTGATATCAAATCACTTACTGTTAGAGAAAAAGAATTATTAACATCACTTCAAGAAAAATATGGTGTTGGTAATATCAATATAGAAACTGGTGAAATAACACCATTCTAATAATAGCTTCTGCGTTTTGCATGGTTTTGTAGATATTTATTACTAGGTAACACAATATATAAATTTAAAACAAATCACATAAAATGTCAGAAGTAATTCTATCTCCTGGTGTATTCCAGATTGAATCAGACCAAAGCTTATATACGCAAGGTCCACAAGTAGTGGGTGCCGCTATCGTAGGCCCTACAGTAGGCGGTCGTCCTTTAGTACCGACTTACGTTACTACTTATACACAATACCAATCATTATTTGGTGACGTATTTAAAAGTGGTAGCTACTATTATGAATACTTTACATCAATGGCTGCTAGGGAATATTTCCAAAATGGTGGTCAAACATTGTTAGTAACTAAAATCATTAGTGGTAGTGCAGCCGCATCAACATATGCTACATCAAATCTACCATCAAATATTTTATCTACTACCTCATCTGTTACTTTTAGTAGTGCTAGTTTGATTCCATTTACATCTCCAACAGGTTCATTTATAGTAAATGGTATTACAATTGCTATAACAGGTAGTACTCTACCAGCAAATACTTCAACAACAATATTTGTACCTACAGGATCAAGTTTTGCCGCAACATTAGGTAATATAACAGCATCATTTAATGTTAGTGCTTCTTTAGCAACATATAGTGCATCTTTACAATATATAACGTCAGCTACATCTGGTTCTCCAGCAGCTGGTTTATTTTTCAATTCAACAACAACTGCATCATATACAGCAGCTTCTTCATATTATCTAACTTCAGGAAGTACAACAACATTATTTTCTGGAGCTACAGCTGTTGATTCATTCCAATTAGAAGTATTAAATTGGGGAACACAGATGAATAACACATCTAGTGCAGCAAACGGTGCCTTAGATAGTGGTTCAGCATTAAACGTACGTTGGGAAGTAACTAACGTAGATACAGGAAGTGGTCAATTTACACTTGTAGTTCGTCGTGGTGATGATAATCAATCTCAAAAGAATATATTAGAAACATGGGCAAATATGAGTTTGGATCCTCAATTACCAAACTACGTAGCTCGTGTTATTGGTGATTTAAAACCAGCATATAATCCTACAACAGGTATAGTAGAATTCTTAGGTAATTATGGTAATAATTCAAGATACGTTCGTGTATCATCTATAACTACTCCAAACGTAGATTCAATTGATAATAGTGGATATTTTAAATCAGGTTCATACGGTCAAACATTACCAATAGTTGGTAGTGGTTCATATGGTGGATCATTTGCAGGTGGAGTTACAGATACTAATGCTATTAAACAAATGTTTGAAACTATAGGAACAGGTCAAACTATATCTACAGGACCAACAGGTAATATACAAGGATTCCAAGCATCAGATTATACTCCAGCATTTACTTTATTATCAAATCAAGACGATTATCAATTTAATGTATTGATGGCACCAGGTGTTGGGTTGGATTGTTCAGCTGCTACAACTATGATTTCATGTGCAGAAGGTAGAGGTGATGCTATTGCAATTACAGATGCTGGAGATTATGGAACTACAATCACACAAGCAACAGCTAACGCTGCTGGTCAATCAAGCAACTATGCAGCAACATATTATCCTTGGGTTCAATTATTCTCAAGTAATTTAGGTAAGACTGTATGGTGTCCTCCATCAACTGTAATCGGTGGTGTATTAGCATTCAACGATCAAGTAGGTGCTGAATGGTTCGCACCAGCAGGTTTAAATAGAGGTGGTATTCCATCAGTAGTACGTGCAGAACGTAGATTATCTCAAACAGATCGCGATACATTATATAGCAGAAATGTTAACCCATTAGCTACATTCCCAGGAACTGGAGTATGTGTTTGGGGTCAAAAGACATTACAACGTAAACCAACAGCTCTTGATAGAGTAAATGTTCGTCGTTTGTTGATTGCATTAAAAGGATTTATCGGTGGTGTTGCTCGTAATTTAGTATTTGAACAAAATACAACAGTAACTCGTAATAGATTCTTATCTCAAGTAAATCCATACTTATCATCAGTAGTACAACGTCAAGGTTTATATGCTTATAAAGTAGTAATGGACGATACAAACAATACACCTGAGGTAGTAGATCGTAACCAATTAGTAGGTCAGATTTATATTCAACCAACTAAAACTGCTGAATTTATTATCTTAAATTACAATATTCTTCCAACTGGCGCTACATTCCCTGCATAAGGGATTGTAGTTCCTAATATTTATTGATATAACAATAACAAAATAAAATACAACATAAAATGGCAGTATTAGATCCAAATGAAATAATGTTTACAGCGTTCGAACCAAAGGTTCAAAATCGCTTTATCATGTATATAGATGGTATCCCAGCATACCTAATTAAGAAAGCAGCAGCTCCTGGTTTTGAAGCTAACGAAATAATTTTAGATCATATCAACGTTTACCGTAAAGTAAAAGGTAAGGTAAAATGGGATGATATATCTTTAGAATTATACGATCCAATCACTCCAAGTGGTGCTCAATCAGTAATGGAATGGGCTCGTTTAGCTCACGAATCAGTAACAGGTAGAGATGGTTATAGTGATTTCTATAAAAAAGATCTTACATTAAATATCTTAGGACCAGTTGGTGATATCGTTGGTGAGTGGATTATTAAAGGTGCTTTTGTTAAGACAGCCAAATTTGGTGATTATGACTGGTCATCAGGAGATGCAGCAGTTACTTTAGCAGTAACAGTTGCTATGGATTACTGCGTATTGAACTTCTAAGGAAAAACCACAATTATAAAAAGAAGCGTTTGCCTATTTGGCAAGCGCTTTTTTCTTGCATATATTTATATACGCAACAAAAATAAAATATGTTTATGGCAGAATTAAAGTTACCAACAGAAATCGTTACATTACCATCAAAAGGTTTATTGTATCCAAAAGAATCACCACTTTCTAAAGGTGAAATTGAAATGAAATATATGACGGCTAGAGAGGAAGATATCCTTACTAACCAAAATTACATTCGTCAAGGCACAGTAATTGATAAATTATTACAATCATTAATTGTAACTCCTATTAATTATGATGACTTATTAATTGGAGATAAAAATGCAATATTAATTGCAGCGCGTATTTTAGGATATGGAGCTGATTATTCATTTAAATATACTAATGAACGTGGACAAGAAGTAGAAACATCCGTTGATTTATCATCATTAAAGGAAAAAACAATAGATGAAACATTGTTAGAAAAAGGTGTAAATGAATTTACATTTGATTTACCTAAATCAGGTAATGTAGTAACATTTAAATTGTTAACACATGGTGATGAAAAGAAAATTGAGCAAGAAATAAAAGGATTGCAAAAAATAAACCCAAATACTACTACAGATATTACTACAAGAATGAAATATACTATTACTTCAATTAATAGTAATCGTGAACAAAAATCAATACGTGAATTTGTAGATACATACTTACTAGCACCAGATTCTAGAGCATTACGTGAATATTATAATAAAGTACAACCAGATATTGAATTAAAATTCATCCCTGAAGATGAAAATTATACAGGGGAGGGTATAAATATTCCAATTTCACTTAACTTTTTTTGGCCTGACGCCGGAGTATAGACCATATCTATTCAAACAAATACATGAAATAGTGTTTCATGGAAGTGGTGGATATGATTGGGATACTGTTTATAATATGCCATTATGGTTACGTAGAACTACGTTTAATTTATTAAGAGAGCATTATGAAAAACAGAATGAAGAAGCAGAAAAGCAACAAAAAATGTTATCAAATAATAAAACAAGTAAAGATATATCACGCCCAAATATAGCTCCATCTCCAACTTATACTGCAAAGGCGCCTAGAAAATAGGCGCTTTTAATATTTATACATATAATACTGTATTACTTATGGCAACACCTCCAAATCAAGCAACCCAGGCAGACATTCAAAATAGTGAAAAACTATTAGATTTGTCCAACCAGTTAATTGATTCTATTAATGAACGTAGAAAATTATTAAAGGGAATTAATGCAGAGGAACAGCTATATTTTTCAACTGTTAAGCAACAACAAAAATTATCTCAGGATATTGCAGCAAATGCTGAAAAATATTTAGGCTATCAGATTAAATCAAAAGATTTAAGTAAGCAAATTAAAGCAACTGAAGATAATAAATCTAAAACAGCACAAGCCTTTGCAAAAATTCAAGGTAATATTACAAAAAATTACCAAGATGCTTTAAAAGCAAATACTCAGTTACTTCAACAAATTGATAAGGAAAATAAATTAAATACTTCTCTTTCAAATGAATTAGATAGAAGAGTAAGAATATATAATGATTTAAAAACACGAAAAGAGCAAGGAGAGAAAATATCAGCTAGAGACTTAAGATTAGCTTATTTGGCACAAAAAAATCTTATTGAAGAAGTAAAAACCTCAGACCGTCTTTTAAAAACTCTTGAAAAACAACAACAAGAACAAGAAGATAAAGCTAGAACGGCAGCTGAAATTCTTAAAAATGGTCAAGAATCATTAAAAGCTCAACAAGAAGAATTAGCATTTCTTGAGCGAAATTTATATGTTCGAAAACAAATAGAAAAATCTACCGGTTTATTAGGAGGATTAGCTAAAGCTGCTTCTAAAATACCAGGTATAGGCCAATATCTTAATGCTGATGAAGCCGTTGATGAAATGGAAAAATTAGCAGCTAAAATGGAAGAATCAGGACAAAGTGCAACTAGCTTTGGCAACAGATTAGAAATAGGACTTAAGGGACTATCAGTATTAGGTAAAGGATTGGTAGAAAATTTAAAATCTCCTGAAGCTATATTTACCTTTATTATATCTCAAGCATTAAAAGCTAACGCTCAATCCGTTGCTTTAGGGAAATCATTAGGATTTGGAGCTGATAAAGCAAATAAATTTAGAGAAAATTTAGCTGACATAGCTAGATCTTCTACTAATGTAAATGTTACAGCAGAAAGTTTAGTTGAATCTTTTAATGAATTATCATCCACAACAGGATTTGTAGCAAATTACTCAGCCGATACTTTAGAAACTCAGGTAATGTTAACTAAACAGTTAGGATTATCTGGAGAAGAAGCAGCTCATATTTACGAAATGTCTGTTTTAACTGGAAAGTCATCCAGTAAAGTAAATGATGAAATGTTAGGAGCATTTGTCAATACTAGAAACGCAGCAAAAGTAGGAGTTAATTTTAAACAAGTAATGGCTGAAGCTTCTAAAGTATCAGGACAATTACAAGCAAATTTTGCTGGAAACCCAGCTAAAATAACAGCAGCTATTGTTAAAGCAAAAGCATTAGGTACAACATTAGAACAAACTAAAGATCAAGGTGCTAAATTACTTGATTTTGCTTCATCATTAGAAAGTGAATTAAAAGCAGAATTATTAACAGGTAAACAATTAAATCTTGAAAGAGCAAGAGCAGCAGCATTATCAGGTGATCAAGTAGCATTAGCTGAAGAATTAAATAAAAATGTTGGTACATATGAGGATTTCTCTAAAATGAATGTACTTCAACAACAATCATTAGCTGAAGCAGTAGGTTTAACAGCAGATCAATTAGCTGAACAACTTAAAAAACAAAAATTAGCACAAGAAAGCGGTAAATCATTAGCTGAAATTACTAAAGATGAAGCGGCAGAAGCAGAAAAACGACAATCTGTACAAGATAAATTTAACGCTGCTATATTAAAATTACAAGATTTCTTTGGTAATTTAATAGCAGGACCTGTAGGACAATTATTAGAAGTATTTTCAAATATAGTAGGTATTATAACAGGTACTTTACAACCAGTATTAGCGGCAGTATTTACACCTATTAAGTGGGCTACTGATATGTTAGCTAAAATGGGAAGTTATTTAAAATATATTTTAGGAATATATATTGCTATTAAAGGAATACAATTAGGAATTAATATAGCTAAACAAGTTCAATTTGGTCTTGATGCTGCTAGTTTAATGCAAGAAGAAGGTAGTTTAGGTTTTAAAACAGCATCAGCATTAGTAGAAAATGAAACATTAGCTACAAAAATAGCAACATATACTGTAACAGGAGCTATATTAGCTTATGAAAAGGCTAAACAAGTTATATTAGGTATTCAAAAAGGTTATGAAGCTATAATGTTATCAATTAAACAACGATCATTATTAATGACTATAAGAGAAGCTTGGAAAAGTATAGCAGGAGCAGCTATGTCTGCTTATGAATCCGCTGCTAAAATACCTGTCATTGGTTGGGCTATTGGATTAGCAGCCGCTGGTGGAGCAATAGCTTTAGGGGCCTCATTGATGTCTAAAGGTAATGACGTTGTATCTCCAGGATATGGTAAACGTACATTAATGGCTCCAGAAGGAGCTATAGCTTTAAATGATAAAGATACAGTAATTGCTGGTACAGATTTAGGTGGAGGAAAAGGTAACGGAGGACCAGCAGTATCAATTGATTTATCACCAATGATAAATGCTATAAACGCTACAACAGCAGCTATTAATAAATTATATACTAAAGATTCATCAATTCATATGGATGGTAAGAAAGTAGGTACAACATTATCACAAGGTTCACATAAAGTTGCATAAAATATTAATATTTATACCAAACAATTAAAATAACATAACATGGCATCAGTACTCGATCAATTATCAACTAGCACATTAAGCTTGCAGGGTAATGGACTAAATCCAAATCCACAATCACCATCTTGGGGATATGTAGATTCAACAAATCAATTAGATCCTGCATTAAGTAATTTACAAAATACATACTCTGTAGATGGTAATCCTAATGAACGTATTGTAGATTTCAATAGGGCCGCATTAGGAGGAGTTACAACAATTACCTCTCCATCTTCTCTTGATGAATTAGACCCTTCAGCACCTAGAAATACAGAAGCAGGAACAGGTGGTGTTGTATCTCAAATTTACAAATCAGCTCAAGGTCGCAGATATAAAGATTTAGGCCCTCAACCAGGAAGATATTAATATTAATACATGCCAGGATTACTAACATTAAAAACTGACTTAAAATCACTTAAGTACGGACAGGATCAGCCTGGTGGTGGTAGTAGTGGTCAACCTTATATTAAAACCGATATTAATACAGTTGATAGTGGGATTAATAAATTACGTTTTACTAAATTTGATGATGGTTTAATTAGAGGTGGTACTGTAGGAGCAATAGGAGCATCAGTAGTAGATACTCTTCGTATTGGAAAATTCTTAACCGATTTTCCAAAGGGTCCTTTATTTATTACAAAACAAATTGGACTTCAATTATCAAATCCTCGTTTAGAATCTAAAGAATTAGGAACAAATCAAGCAACTAGCGGACAGGGTTTTTTTAATAATGTAAGTAATCTTGTATCTAAGATAGCCAATAGAATTGAAAATGCAGTAGGTCCTACTCGTATTTATAATTTAGGTATTAATACATTAGCACAAGTACCAATTAATGCAATTGGTGGTCATATTGTAAGACATGGATTTTTACCTATTGAGGATGAAAGTAAATATTATTTTAATGTAGTTAGAGATAATAATTTTGTAAATAATAATAATAGATTAGTAAGATACTCTAAAGAATTAATAGGAAATTCAAATGATATTGATAGCTACTTAGGAGGCCCAAGTTCAGTTTATGGTATAGGAAATACTACTATTAGACGTCGTGGAGATTACATTTGGTTAAATCAAGATACTACTGCTAATAAATTTGCAACAACTGAATCTTTCATACTTAGTAATGATCTAGCAGGTAAAACTAGAGGTGATAATGGTAATATTGAACCTGTACAAATGGAGTATAGATTTAAAGGAGCTTCTAATTTTTCCTCTTCGATTTATGCTTCTGGTTCTTTTCCGGCTTTAGGAGATCCTATTGGATTAGATGATAGAAATGCTGTTTCTAATATTAATGAAGATAAAACAGGTATATATCATTGGAACAAAAATTCACCTGTAGAAAGTATTAAAATAAAAGATACTATTGATTATAACCTATCAGAAAAAACAGGATCAATATTTTCTGATTCTGATTTCCCTACATTACCAACTTTAATTAATAATAATACACCATTTTTTTTCAACCCAGCAACAAGTGCTGATAAAAATTTAAAACAATTTACATCAAGATTAGGGAATAATGATTTACCTGAATTAAAAAATATAAACGATACTGTTTCAGGTTCAGGCCCATCTAGTTATCCTGGAACAAATGCCAATTCTGTACAAAATAAAGATGGAGTACTATCTTTACCAGCATTAGTTTATAATTATCCAAATCCAGCATTAAAAAAATATAGTGAAATAAAACAACAAGTAGATAGAAAAAATGTTGTTAAACAAACTAATTTTAAAACAACTCCTGTTTTTAATAATAGAGATAGTAAAATTTTTAAATACAATACAGGGGCTAAAATTACTTTTAATAGGGTAAATGATAGACAATTAGATAAAGATGAAATTAAAGTAATTTTCTCTCCAATACAACCATTTACAGGTAAAGAATCACCAATTCAATTCTTAGCATATATAACAAATTATAGTGAAGATTATAATAGTGATTGGGGTGATGTAAAATATGTAGGTAGAGCTGAATCATTTTACATATTTAAAGGATTTAAAAAAACTGTATCACTTGGCTTTCATGTACCTTGTTTCAAGTCAGCTGAATTAACAGAAAATCATGCTAAATTATTTAAATTAGGTGGTAAAAGTTTAGCGTATGCTTTAGCAGGACAATATAACGAAGATAGCCTTTTAGGTGGTGTTATTATTAAATTAACAGTAGGAAATTATTTAGTTAATAGTCCTGGAATAATAACAAGTTTAAAATTTGATATTGTAGATGGTTCATCGTGGGACTTAAATAAAAAATATGCTCATATACTAAAAATTGACATTGGATTTACAGTTATTGGTGATGAATTACCTATATATGAATCAACAACATTTACTGCACCACCACCAGGAGATCCTCCTAAAGAAGCAGATGATGACCCAGCACCACCAGAAGAGATTGATTTCGATTTTCAATTACCACCACCAGTAAGAGATAATACTAATAATGTATTTGGTACAGGACAAGGACCTGGTGGGGGATTTTAAAACAATAAAATATGGACCGTTATAATTCAAAAGATACATCAAAGACAGCTCAAGGTAAACCCTACTATAAAAGTAGATTTTATCCTAATGTACCTTTATCCTCAGATGATATATATGTTATTACAACTGTAGGAGATAGACTTGATTACTTATCATATACTTATTATAATGATAGTACCTTATGGTGGATTATATCTATGGCGAATAATAACATAACAAAAGGTTCATTATTCCCAACACCCGGTACACAATTAAGAATACCACAAAATATAAGTAGTATTATAAATCAATTTAATAATTTTAATAAAGAAAGATAAATGTTATGTCTATATTTAAAGCAACTTTTCCTGAAGGTATTCAAAAGCAATTAAAGGCTCGTCAAGATAAAATATTTAAAAGAGATTTTGAAGCAATAAAATATCTTAATTCACGAACAGCATGGATTAGAATGACATCTGCTGTTAATACAGGAGCTAGTGAAGGAAATGATGGTACAAATGCATTAGCAAATAATAATGTTTTATTAGGTGGAGCTTTATACAATAATGCTCCTAGAAGTGGTGTTGGTACAACTGGTACAGAAGCATATAGTTTAAAAACATCATCTGGTGTTACTCATAGACTTGGTATAAGACCAATGCCCGGTATTACGGGAATAGAAATTAAGTCTAAAGGTGGATATGGTTCATTAAGAGAAATAACAGTTAATTTTAATTGTTGGGATATACGTCAATTAGAAGAATTAGAATTATTATATATGCGTCCTGGTTATACTGCTTTAGTAGAATGGGGATGGGTACCTTATTTAGATAATAATGGAAATTTATCTACGGTTATTAATCTTACAAATGATGTTTTAACTGGTGGAAAAACCAAAGAAGAAATTTGGAAAAATATATTTACAAAAGCATCTTCTGATGGTAATTATGATGCTATATATGGTTTTATAAAAAATTATAGTTGGTCCGCTAGAGATGATGGTGGATATGATTGTACTACTAGTCTCATAACAATGGGCGAAGTTTTAGAATCATTGAAAATTAACTACATATCATCTCAAAAAATATCATCACCACAATCTAAAGGATTATTTAAAGTATTAGATGGTTCTCAATTTCAAAAAAACACATCAATAAGCAAATCTTATTCCCAAAATAAACTAGCAGGGATATTAAATGAAATGTGGGCTATTGCTAAAGAAAAGATTACTGCATCCCCTGTAGGTGCTCAAAATATTACATTAGGAGGATATGAATATCATTTTCTTAGATACGATATTACTATAGCGGGAAGAGATGCAACCGCTATTAAAGATTCTTTTGTAGAAGAAGATCAACAAATATATATTACCTTAAAAGATTTTATTCATTTACTTAATAGTTATATTTTACTAAGTGATGAATTGTCAGGTACAGCAGTAGTACCTGTTTCTGTAACAGAAGGAGCTCATAATGGTGGAAAAGAAGGTGATCCTCTTTTATGCTTAGGAAATAAATTTCAGTTATCAACAGATCCTACAATATGTCAAATAAAAAATATGGCTTGGACTAACTTAGCAAGTTTAGGACTAAGTGTAGAAGCATTTTTACAAGCCACAGATACAGAAACTTTAAAAAGTTTAATGAATACAATGACAGAAAATTTTCTACAAGATCCTGATAATAAACAATTAGGTATTATAGGAAATATATATGTTAATTTAGGTTATATTTATTCTTTAATTGTAAATGATGATTTAGCTAATGCTGATTCGAAAGAAAAAAAAGATGTAAATTTATATGATTTTTTAAAAAACATGTTGAGTGGAATCAATTCATGTATAGGAAACGTAGCGACACTTGAATTATTTGTAGACCCAGTAGATTCAGTAGCAAGAATTATAGATTTAAATTATGTTGAACTACAAGATAGAGCAACAACATATAAAAATGCTTTCACTCTTGAAATTGCAAATTTAAAATCAACTGTAAGATCATATAAACTAGAATCTCAAATATTTCCAGATCAAACAACAACAATTGCAATTGGAGCTCAAGTAAAAGGTGGAGCATTAGCTTCTGATGATAATACTTTATTGGATTTTAATAAGGGTTTATTAGATAGAATAGTTCCAAGAAAAGTAGAACCACCTATAGCAGAAGATAAAAAAACAAAAGATGAAGAAATAGCAACAAAACTAACAAATTTAAAATCAAATGTTGATGTTATACTTAGCTATATCAACACAGCCGATCCTAGTTGGTATGAACATGCAGGTGATTTTGATGTTGCAAATTCTGGTAAATATGCTAACGCTTTAAAAGATATAATTAATTTCTATAGATCATTTGTAAAAGATAATAATAAAAATAGATCTATTATCCCTACTAAATTATCTTTAGATATGGATGGTATTGGTGGAATAGTAGTAGGAAATCTATTTAAAATACCAGATGATCTATTACCTAAAGGATATAAAGGAGGGGATGGTATTGGTTCAAAAATAGCATTTACTGTAAACGAAATAGGGGCATCCGTTCAGAATAATGATTGGGTAACTAAAATAGGAACACAATTCATTATATTAGATGAACCAGGAACAGGAACAACATCAGCAGCTTGGGCTGCGGCTACGGCAGAACTTATAAAGGTAGCAACAACAGTAAAAGAAGAAACAAAAGCTGTAGATACTGTTAATAAAATTGTTGGAAACTTAAATAATTTACCTGCTACCCCCTCAGGAAATGGAAATTGGAATACTTTAAATAATACTCTTTTAACTATATCTACTCAATTAGATCAATGGAAAGAAGCTCGTTCTAATCCTAATATTATTAATGCGTATAAAGAAGTAGGAGCACCTCAAAGTTCAGATTCAGTAGCATGGTGTGCTGCTTTTGTAGGGTATGTTTTAAAAACATCTGGATTACCTTATTTAAAAGGTAATTTAAGCAGTGTAGCTTATGCTAGATATGGAAATGAAGTTTCTCTTAATGATCCAACCCAATGGAGAAAATGGGACATAATAGTTTGGAAACATACTAGCAAACCAGGAACAGGACACGTTTCTTTTTTAACAGGGGTAACTAAAAGCGGAGTAACAGTACTAGAACCAGCAAGTGCTTTCGGTGGTAATCAAGGAGATAAAGTAAGAGTTTCAAAATATCCTTATAGAGGATCAGATATGGTTCTAATTGGTGTTAGAAGAAATTGGGTTCCACCAACTGATGGTCTTCCTGTAGCTTCTGGTGAGATAGGAGGTAATACTAGATAATAAATAAAATTATGGGAATAAGAATACCTAAAAATCAAATTGTAACAAGTAAGTATACTATTGGAAAAGAATACTTAGTTTTAAGTACTTATAAAGAGTATCAAGGGTATTTCTATGAAATAAATAATAAATTTTTTGCTGGTAAGGAATTTAGTACTAGTGCTCCTGAATTAATAAAAATGGATTCTGATAGAGTTAATTCATTATTATTAAATCCTGCAACAGCTACTTATGGAAAGATATCAAATATAAAAATAAATAATGTAACTCCTTCTCCTTACTATTTTATTCCTTCTGAAAAAGATGTTCAAGAAGGATATGCTTTTAGATATTTTTTAAGTAAAATAAATTCAAATCCAATTTTAATTAAAGAAATAAATGAAGATGATTATAATATTTTTTCTACTAATCCTCTTTATATAACTGTTAAACTTATAAATTATATTATACAAGACGGAGAGAGTAGAGATAATAACAATAATAACTTTACTTTTCTTTCAAAAGATATTGAAACCGCTGAAAAAACAATGCCTGGAATAAAATATTTTCTAGATATGGGGTAAAGCAAAATCCCTTTCGTATCTTCAATCTCAAAGGTTATGAATTATGTTTTACATTATCGAAAGACAAGATCAATTACAACAACTAGGTCCGTTTAATGATTGCTTCGTTCAGTTTATTCAACAAAACGACAACTATCATCCTAAACTAAGTCCACTAAGTTTAATTTATGTTCGTGATATAACACAACATAAAGGGTATATGCTGTGTTTAGACCACAACGAATCATTTTCACTACAACAACAAGATGTGTTTGAGTGGTTATTAGGAAATACTGATAGAATGTTTATATTGAATAAGAAAGAAGCAATGTACCACTTCCCATACCCAGATAAGTTATATGACATCAACTTTATTGAACACCCAGATCTAACAGGTATATTTACACCTTGTCATACATTCTATTATAGACTCCACACAGCAAGTCCAATAACAAATAAACTAATTCCAATTAGTAAACACTATGAAGAATGCGAGAATGCATTTGATGTAGTACTTCCAATAATACAACAGTACCGCTCAGATAACGCCGTTTATGCGTTTAATAACGGCCCTTTAACGCGCGTGTTTCACGCTATAGAATCAAATGGTATTAAAGTAGATAAACAATGCTTTATTGATGCTTATGGTAAAGATTTACTTTACCCACAACTCAACCTTAGTAAAGGTAGAATATACAGCCAATACAATCTATACACATTAACGGGTAGACCATCAAACACATACAACAGTATTAACTTTGCTGCATTAGATAAAAATAATGGTGAGCGTTTATGCTATAGACCAACAAACGATAAATTTGTTGAATTTGATATTCAGGGATATCACCCACGCATATTAGGTGATATGATTGATTTTAATTTTGGTGATAAAAACACATACGAAACGCTAAGTGAATTGTTAGGTGTAACAACACAAGAAGCTAAGGAACTAACATTCAAACAATTATATGGTGGTGTATGGAAAGATTATCGCAATCAACCCTTCTTTAAAGATATAGTAACATTAACCGATGGTATATGGGATGAATACCAATATGGTAAACAATATGCAACTCGCAATCGCGTATTTACATTAGATAAGGAAATGACACAATCTAAATTACTAAATTATATTATTCAGAGTCATGAAACATCAAACAACGTAGCGATGTTAGACAACATATTAAACTATTTGAAAGATAAGAAAACAAAATTAGTGCTATACACATATGATGCATTCTTATTTGATTATAGTAAGGAAGATGGTACCCAATTGTTAACCGATATCAAAGAACTGATACACTACCCTATCAACGTTAAACAGGGTAAGTCGTATCATGGTTTGGAGAAAATATAAATATTTATAATGGAACAACTAAACGAATTTTTTGACTTGAACAAATTATTCTGCACATTTACCTCACCAGCAGATTTAGAGGAAACGGTAGCGACGATTAATCGTAAATATGCAATATTATTTAATAAAGTATTTGTATTGGAATCACCACAAAGTGATGAACTAATATGTACTTATAATATTGATACAGGCAATATGGCGGCAGCACCTATGGCTAATACTATCCTATTACATCGCAAAAAGGAATCCAATACATTATATACTATCAATGCATTAAATACATTGATTAAATCATTGAATGGTGGTGTATTAGATACACGATTCATAGTGAATTGGCAGGATTATAAAAACAGCATATTATTAACTAATGGCCCTGATTTAAGAAAATTAGATACTGCTATACATAAGATTGTAGATTTTAGTAGAAATTAATATTTATATACACAAGTACATTTAATAAAAAAATGAAACAACAAATTAACGAAATTAGAAGAATGCAGCAATTAGCTGGATTGATTATTGAAGCATTTAACTCATTTTTAGATACTAATATGGGAGGATGGATAAGAGAATATATAGATGATGTAGTTGAAGATAATATGGGCGAACCAGAGTCATTAAATTTAGAATATCGTTCTGATTTTGATATAGCTTTCAATTTAGCACTTTCTAAACTTTCCCAAGAACAATTCCCACTATATATATCAGATGATTCTAAATTAGCTTCTGGGTTTATTAAACCTAAAGGGATTGGGTTTATAATGAATAGCAATGGAGAAACAACAGTAACACCAGAAATAGTTCAGATATTTAATGATAACTATGGTATAATTGATATTAATTATATTAAAGATTTCTTTACAAATGCAAGTAATTGGAAAATGATTACTGATGAAAATGATATATCTAATTATAAAAAATTATATTTAATTGATACTGAAAGTAATCAAATAGGTAATAAAGAAAATTTCTTTTAGTAGAAATAAGTTTTGGAAGTCAAAATAAGAATCATAGATTCAACTAATATTGTGTTCATAGAACACCTCACTTAAAAACAAACATAACATGGACTTATCAGTCATCAAGCAGAAGTTGTCCGCTTCTCAAACTAAAGGACAAAAACGTGAAAAAGTCGATTACTCCAAGATTTTTTTCAAGCCAAAACCAGGCAAGTATCAGATCAGGATTCTCCCCTCTAAGTTCGACAAATCAAACCCATTCCGCGAAGTTTACTTCCACTATGGCTTTTCAAAAGGACCAATCTTAGCATTGACCAATTGGAACGAGAAAGACCCAATCGCTGAATTCTCAAAGAACCTCCGCAAATCCGCTGACAAAGAAGACTGGATGCTTGCAAAGAAAATTGAACCAAAATTACGCTACTTCGTTCCAGTATTGGTACGTGGTGAAGAAGCACAAGGCCCTCGCCTATGGGAATTTGGTAAATTAATTTATGAGCAATTGTTAGGTATCGCTGCAGACGAAGATTATGGTGATTTTACAGACATCACTGATGGACGTGACTTTACAATCGATGCTGTTGAAGATGTAGTTGCTGGTAGAAAAGGTATCAAATGTAACATTCGTGTTAAACCTAAGACATCCGCTATTTCTGAAGACGCAGCTGTAGTAACAAAAGCATTGGATGAACAACCAGACATTCTCGGTATCAACAAACACTATTCATTTGATGAATTGAAAGATTTATTGGATAAGTGGTTAAATCCTGATAGCGAAGAAGATACTGATGCTCCAATTGCATCTAAGGATGAAGAAGAGGAAGAAGACGATTTCTTAGCTGAAATGAACAAGCCAGTAGAACAAACCTACAAGCTTGACACTACAGCAGCAAAGACGTCTAACGCAGACAAGTTCGACGATTTATTTTCGTAATTAATTAAACAAAATTTATGGCAAAAAGTAAGAGCTCACTGAGTGAGGTGGTAAGCAATTCGCTTAACAAGACATTTGATCTGTCTTCATTCAAAAAGAGCAAGTTTT